TTACCAATAAGAAAGGAGGGTTCCCATGACTGTTGGAAATAGAATTAAAAAAAGTCGTGAAAAGGCAGATTTATCGCAAGTAGAATTAGCAAAAAAAATTGGTGTGTCAAAACAAACTTTATATAAGTATGAAAATGACATTATAACCAATATTCCAAGTGATAAATTGCAAGGAATAGCTGATACTTTAAAAATTTCACCAGCATATCTAATGGGTTGGGAAGATAATATGTCAAATGAAAATTCAGATATTGTTGCAGATTTTCTTCCGGATTTATTTTCAAATGAAAAAATGTTAGAATGTATTAAGAAATTATACGACCTTAGTAAAGAACATCAGCAAACAATTTTTGATACTGTTGCTTATTGGTATGAGAAAGAGGGGCATTAAATGCCCCACTTTTTTTTGAATGATTTAATTGTACTTAATAAGAAATGTAAAAATTTTTCACTATCAATTTGGTCTACAAGTTCCACAATTTCTCGTTTTAGTTCTTCTTTACTCAAATTTAATCCTCCTATGTGACACATTATAGAACAACTGTTCTGTTATGTCAATCCCCTCAATGTAGGGCAGTGCAACGCCAATTACACCGCCCATAAGCCGAAACTTGATGTTGTCAGATAACTTCTGACAAGTTTATTGTACGGCTTGAGGATAAGGGAAACAAGAGGATTTGGCTGTTATAGTTCGACATTTTATGACTTAATCTGCCATACTTTGAGCTATGTATTCGCTGACCGGTGTTTTAAGTTTGTTTGGGACTTCATCAATCCTCGACAAATCAAAGCCTATTCTGTAAGCCCAAAATTTTACAATTCCATTCATATTATCACCTCTTTCTATGAATATACTGTTTCTGACATACTTGCAATGGCATCGCCTTGTAAGGTCTGTTCTTTTTCCAGTACATTTAATCTTACTTCCATGTCACTGTACTGACGGATGTTGTATGTAGCCATAAACTTGCCGCCTTTTTCTGAATAAGTGGCATTTGTAAAAGTGCAGTTTTTATATTCTCCTACTATCGTTCCGTCATCATTTACATATGCAAAAGATGATAAATTCTCGTCTGTAAGTTTTTTACGGAAATCTTCAATTTCCTCAGCTGATGTAAATTCAGCTACTATTGATGTTGATGTGCAAGCATCTGTTACCGTAAGTTCTGTGTTGTCTTTTAATTTGATTTTCATAATGGTCATTCCTTTCTTTATATAAAATCAATATAGAGTTAAATACTATTTGCAATGGTAAAAAAATGCAGCATAAGCATTAAATTCATTGCATGGCGGAGCATATATGCATATGTTTTGTCCGGATACATATCCATACGATAATACTATATTTCCGGTTGTACCATCCCAAGCACTAACGGGGAATCTATATTTATCAGTATCTATGGTATGAGCATTGTCGTTAAGTATAACTAGACTTGTTGGTTCATTTACACGAGCTATATTATAATTAAAACTCACAAACATCATTTTTGTAATTGAATTATAAAACGCTATAACGTTTTGTGTTCCACTAGCAACATTTGTAAATGTGAATGGCGTTAGGGCATTGTTTAATGCAGAGATACTCTTATCAACACTATCGGCGAAACTGCCCGCCACACTTTTATTCAACTGTCTGGCATCCGCAACATATCCCTCTTCGGTCGTAACAAGGTTGTTTGCAATGCCATTTGGTATTCTGCCTTGTGCCTGCCACTGAGTTAATGTGCCATTCGCAACATCTGCCTGATAACTTGCACTGTTAATTTCAGCAGTTACTACTTTGTTCTGTACTGGATTTGTGCTTGTTGTCGATAACTCGCTGTCAACTTCTATAACTTCTGCTATTTCTGTCTTTTTAGCATATGTCTCTTGAATGTTGTTACCATTTTCATCTGCTACCGCTTTTTCAACTGCTAAGTTTGCATTTAAGACAGCTACACCATTTGCAACACCTTTTTCAGCTTGAGTTATAAAATTACTGCCAACAATATCTTCTGCTTCTTTTGCAAATTTTTCTGCCTGCTCTGAATAGTATTTTGCATTGTCGGCATCTTCGCCATCACGAATACCACTCTTACCAACGCTGTACGACTGAGATAACTTAGCGTCCATATCAGCATTTGTAGCCGATCGAGCCGCCGCCTGTGCCGATGCAACCGCATTGCTTTCTGATAATGTTATAGCTGACATAACTTCACTTGACAGCATAGCTTTTGTTATACTGCCGCTTTTAATAGACGCATTCACTTTTCCATCACTATCAATGCTAAAAGCTATCGTATCAGTGCCTTTAAACTCATACTGAGTAATCAAAGCCGACATATCAATGTATTGCTTTTCACCGTTTTCAAGTGTAAGTATAAGCTGTTGTGTCTGTGCGTTATATTCAAAGTTTACGGCTATCTTTTCCATTGCGGTATCAATATTCAAAACTGTACCGTTATATTTTGTTATACTGATAACACCGTTTTTGTCATTGATAGCTATATCAGTTATCATATTGTTAAGCTGGTCTCTATCGGCTTTTGTTGTATCAAGACTTTCCGCAGTCGCTGAAATAGACACTACTTCGTTGTCGATAGTGTCTATTGCTTTATCCATCTTATTTAAGTTTGTTTTGCCAAGCGGTGTTGTCAAGCTTTCCGACTTATTAAGCCAGTTTATGCGGTTGTAAACTTTTATTACTGCCATTGTGCGTCACCTCTTATTCTGCTGTTTTTGTTTCCTCTGTTTCCATAAGGCTATATACATAATTGTCAAATGCCGCAAAGTCTTTTAACACTTCCTCTTTGTTTGCATTGAACAACTCTACATTCTGAATAGCACGACTGATATTAGGTGCACCGCCGACTGGAATTGAAGCGTTCATGTACGCTACTTGTTCTTCCTTTCCATCAACTGTTAATACACATGCTCCTGTTACTGATACCTGTTTGTTTAATCTTACCATTTTATTTTCCTCCTAAAATCTGTTGTTTTAATATTGTAAATTCACCTTGTAAATTTAAAAGTTGAAATTGTAACTGCTGATTTCTCTCTATTTCCTGCTTCAAATCTCTTTTTAAACACTGAGAATACTTAATAAGCGGTGCTATATATTCCTCGTAGCGTATTCCATAGCCGTATTCACTTGTTGGAACTCCGTTAGTATCTTCTTTTTCGTATTTTATGAACCCTGCAAAATCTTTTGAACTCATACCGTTTTTTGATAACTGTTCTTCTAAATCCTGTGCTATCATTCCTGCATGAGTTCTTCCGCTTTCATTGTTAAGCATCATATATGTTTTTGGTGAAGCATCATCAATAATTGCATTTGCATATTGTTCTGCCATATCCGATATGTTCATTTTTTCGTTTCTGTCAGATGTTTGTATAGTGCCATTTTTACAATACAAATTTCGCCATTTATAAGATGCTGAACCGCAGTCTGTATCTTCGTTAGATGCTGGTCTTAAATGCAAATCACGATTACTATTCATATCGAGAACAATGCCGTATGCTTCATCGTTAAATACAAACATTTTTGCTTTTGTGTAACCGTGCAATTCTAAGTATCCAGTTGAACCGTTGATTCTTCCGGCTTCTATTGTGTCTCCTATAAGTTTATCACTTTCAACATAACAGTTTGCTGTACCATCATCACTATGTACCTTGATATATCCATAAGTATCTCTTTGGTAGCCGCCTGTTCCCGCTGAAAAACTGCTTCCAGAGATAATGCTTATCATTCCTCCAAAGCCTGTTATGTTATAAAATTTAGCATCACTGGCAGATATGTTTCCTCTGTAATCTGCGTTACCGTTTGCATCTAATTTAAAATTTGTACTGTCGATAACAAGCCTATTTGACTTCAAAATAATCTGCTCTGATGATTGATTTATCTCGCTGCATACATCCCCTTTCGACACTTTGCTACTTATCTGATTCTCAGCCCAAGTAGTCGTAGCATAATTTGTCATATCAGCTTTTGTCTGGTAATATCCCAGTTCTGCACTGTCAGCCTTTAATGTAAGTGCTGTTCTTATGCTATTTTCTTCGTTCTCGGCTCTTTTTACTTCGGCTGTAATTTGTTCCGCTGTGACATTTATTCTACCGCTCAATGTTGCTTCTTCGGCTTTCGCCCTGGTGACTTCCTGTGTAATTGCATCTGCCGTAATTGTCAGTCTGCCCGAAAGTTCTCCTTCGGCATTGCTTGCTCTTATAACCTCAGCTTCAATCTTATTTGCTGTCTGTTCAAATCTTGAACTTGTATTTTCGTCAAGGTCTGTAACCTCTATCAACAGTCCGTCAACACCTTTTTGAATTTTAAGCATTTTTGACTGTAAAGTCATCATTTCTGACGTTTGACTATCTTCGTTTACTCTTAGTTTATTTCCCTTGCTTTCAAACGTATCTTTTAACGCTTGTACTCCTGCCAATGTCCTTGTAAATATAGGCGAACCTACATCGTCATTGTTTTTTGTCAGAATATAATAATCGCCTGTTTCTAAGTACGGCAACCCCTCTAAAGTTGTTGTGTTTGGTCTGTATGTAATTCCTTTTATTTTTACAAATATATTTTGCCCGATTTTTGTTAAATCTTCTGAGGTCTTATTGTATATCAAAGGATTTCCAGTAAGCATATAAGCATTATCTTTTGTTCCTACAACTTGACCAACATTATCACTATTGCTTTTTACTATAACACCCGTAATAGCTTCTGTTTCATATTCTTCATAAGCTACAGAAATATAATTAGCTTCGTTTTCTTCTGCACTTAAAAGCTCATAATTGCTTTCTTCGGGGTATAAATCCTCAGATGGGTACAATGTTTCTTCGGGATATAACCCCGCACTTGTCAATTGAATTACTTCAAATTTTCCATCACGATTTATTTTTCCAAATCCAGCATTTAATTCACAAATGTATTTTAGTATATCTGTGCCGATGATTTCACCAGTATCGCTAGCATCAAATGTCCTTTCGATAGTTACATCATCATTTATTAAATCCTGTTCTATAAAAGAAATGTTCAAGTGATTTAAAAGACTTTCTCTTAGTTTTTTTAATGTTGTTTTTGCGTAAATACGCTTCGTGGTTGTTTTCCTTTTACATTGATACACTTCAACCCAACGATACAATTCGTTATCTTCGTCTTTACTTGTATCTTGTGCTTCATACAATTTACCTGTTGATGTATCAAGATATGTTGTGTCATATGCTTCTTCGGGTACTGCACCATTTAAGAAAAAAGCTATCCAAGGTGGTTTTGTTCCCGAATTATCAATATAATAGTCTCCGTGTTCCCATAGATCATCAATATCGCCAACTGCCACTAATTCCTCATATTGTGATACAACATAAAAGACTTTATTATACCACTCAGAAACATCTATTTGTGCATCGTATAAAGCATCATAAGCAACAATTTTTCTGTAATCTTTATCATCGACTTTTTTTGCAGAGTCAACACGATATTTACCCATTTTTACAACTGCATCTTTACCATCATTTACAAGTAACTTTGCAGTAAACTCTACTCCTGCAAGCTGATTGTTTTCAAGTTCCGATACCTCAAATTCACATGAGGATGCAATACAGCCGCCAAGTTGTAAATCCTCACTATCACATATGCTTTCTTTAATTGTCACGCTTTCTTGATGTAGTGTTTCATTTGTAATTTTAAAATTCAAATCAGGAAAATAAAATTCATAGTCATTAAAATAAGTTCCTCTGCCGTAAAAGCACTCTTTTTCACTATCTGTAAGATTAAGCATTGTCTCACCTCGCTAATACTCTATTAACTCAAATGTCGTAGGCAAATATGTCGGTGTTCCCTTATATGTACCGCCGTATTTCCATTCAACATCGGGTATATAGAAAAATCCTGTTTCGTAATCGTTAGTCCATTCATTAAAGTACCTAACACGAACTTTCTTTTCGGGTGGCTCTGCACAATCCTTTTGTTTCATGGCTTTGCGTATGATAGTCATAAACTTTTCTTTTTTGTCATAATTCATATAGACCGTTGAAAAAGATATGCCATCACGCATATGCTTTAAAACATTTCTCTTTAAATGACCGTTTGCGTTGACATAACTGTCTAAATCCTGTGCCCTGTCAGCGGTGATACTTAAATTATCTGCCGCTATGAATTGGTCTATTTTTGTGTATTCGTAATTTCCACCGCTATATCCTGTAGCAATAGAAACAAGACCCTTACTCTTTGAAAATGCCATAATTCTACCTCTAACTTTTTAAGGTTAATGATTTTTTGTATCAAAAAAGGACAGAATATGTAGTTCTGCCCTTTTTTATCATATCTATGTATCATATAATTTCATATCATGCACAATAACTCATAGCATATTTCTTGACTATATTCTCAAATATTGCTTTAAGTTGTGGCTTTTCGTATATAATTGCAATTTTTGTAGTTTCCTGTTTAATAGCAGTCTTTGTATTGCCTGCCTTTTCCATACGCTTTTTCTTATTATCTTGTAATCTTTTAAGACTGCAATGTGCTGTTGTTTCCAGTTCGCCGTAAAGCTGATTATAAAGTGTCTGATAGTCAATGTTACTCTTGATTGATATTTCACGAACCCTTGAATTTATTTCAGCTTTCCAATCTCCTATAGGCTGTGTAAATATCTCTTTCATGTTATCAACTGTCTGCTCAACTTTATTTATCTGCTCTGCCTGCCGTTTTTGTTCAAGCTCCATTTTAGCCTGTTCGTCTGCTATTGCATAAAACATCTGCATCTGCGGAGATAACTGAGAACGATTGATTACAACTTCCTTTACTTTATCTTCTACTTTAACAAAATACTGCCTTGCTGTCTTGCCCTTGGCAGAATGACTTTCCATAGATAGATGCTTCGCAAAATCTGTTGTAAGTCGATAATCCTTACATTTATTACCGTTCAACATAATGTCGAACCCCCGCCAATCTTTATTTTCTTCATAAAACTCATTACCCTCAATATTGGTTTTAGCCCATCTTGAAAACTGACTTGGTGCAAGCTCCAAAAAATCATACAATGCTCTCGCTGTAGTGTGACCGCTTTCATCAATCTGTAAAGCAATCTCAATCGGAGTTTTCATATCTATTACATTATTTATCTCGTTCATTATGCAGCACCCCCTTGTATATTGCGTTTTTGTTTCATACTTTCCATGTACGGTGTAAGAAAAAGGCTGTCAGTGTCAATTTTTCCATTCTTCAAAACCATTGCATAGAGCATAACATTTATATTTCTCAATGTTTCATATTCGTAATTGTCTGACAACTGTTTGGCAAGGTCGCAAAGATTATCCCTTAACGCTACATTTACCCAGTCTGTAGTGTGTCTGTGATACAATTCTTTGACATTTCCTTTCATTTCTTTAAGAGTTATAAGCGAACTACATCCGTTCACCATGTCAATGATTTCTTTCCTTGTTATCTCTAAGTCTAACTGATATTCCATGCGGTCTGCTTTTTCTTCTAATTCTGCTTTTGTCATAATATTCTACCTCGCTTTCAAAATTTGCTTGATTTCCCTATAAAGTAATGATAGAATATATTTATCAATTCCTTTATAGGGTTGTTGTTAGAACAGTTGCGTACTTTCTCAGGGTGATGTAACTGTTCTTATTTTTTTATAGACCTTTGGTATTCACTTTCAATACCGTTTCTGACAACATCTGATTTTGTAATATTTAAGTTTTCCGAAGCCTTTTCCAGTTTTTCAACCATATCTTTATCAAGGCGAACTCTAAACATTACATCTTTACTGTTATCAGATTTTGGTCTGCCTGTTCTTGGCGACATCTTATCACCTCTTTTCTTTTTGTCGCTACAATAAATATAATACTGTAGCCACAGAAAGTCAATACCTTTTTAAAATTTTTTCAAGTTTTTTGATTGCACTAAAAAAGACGGATATTAAATCCGTCTTGTGGTTTTGTAAAATTTAATTTATTCTTTTATCAATTTAGCATAATGTAAATCCAATGCAACATCTTTTGTTTTTTCACCAGTAAGAGAATTTTCAGTATCTCCCATTCCGTTAAAAACAGTATATGCTTCGATAACATCACCCTCTAATATATTAAGGTTATCATCATTTGTCTGATAATCATACAGCCAAACAAATTTATCATAATCTTCCTGTTTTTCTTTCTTGTTATACACATATGCTTTATAATACTTGTCACATCCTGTTTTTACGCTGTCGTTTATTACATCACTAATGTAAAGATTAACCTTAAAGCATTGTCCATCATATTTTTTAGGCTCTCTTGCAACCTTTTTGTACGGAAACGATACACTTTTATTCTTCATTTCTTGTAAAGTATAACTTTGTTCTATTTGCTTCATATCATCATCTGAGTTATCATTCCCGATTACCGACAATACATAAAGTGCTATTACAATGCCGACTATCGTCCACAATATATTATGTTTTTTCTTACCATTATTCATTTTTTTAACACCTACTTTTTATTTAACTTTTACCTTGCAAGTTGCTGTGCAACCACTTTTCATTTTTAAAGTTATCGTAGCTTTCCCTTTTTTAACAGCCAAAACTTTTCCTTTTTTATTGACTTTAGCAACTTTTTTGTTGTCAGTAGTCCAACTTTTCAATACATCAGGATAAGTTCTTTTCTTTATTTTTAATTTCAGCTTTTCACCTACTTTTAAAGTTTTGCTCTTGCATGATATTGAAACTGTTGCCTTTAATTTAGGTATTTTCTTTATTTCTACTTTTGAACAAGTATAACAATGTCTTGTCTGTTTTCCACTTTTAAAAATTGTAGGTTCTACACTTTCATCCCACAATGTACTCCAACTACTCCAATCATGCTTTGTGTCATCAACTGGAATATCCTTGTATTCTCTTTGAGAGCAATTATAACAATATCTGCTTTCCTGTCCTTTGTTTAAACAGTCAGCTTCTGTCCACACTTCCCAATTAGACCATAAATGTGAGCCGTCACCTTGTCTTGCTTTTGTTTCTTCTTTGTAACATTCAGTGCAATATCTTTCCCACTTTCCATCCTCACATAAATAGCCATCAGCTTTCCACTCCGTCCATTTATGTATTCTTGTCGCTGGAACAGTCACTTTCTTAGAATCCCCACAAATAGAGCAGTCATACCAATTATAACCCGCCTCAGAACATGTGGGTTTTTCACTAAAACTAGAATCTAAAACCCATCTGTGATTACATATTGCATAAGATGTAGTATAGGTACTGGAGATAACAAGAGTTGCTATCCCTAAAAATGCTACAATCTTTGTAAAAAAACTTTTTCTCATATCCGTTCACACTCCTTTTCAATATTTGCTATATCATACCACATTTAGCACAATATAGCAATATTTCTAAGTGAAAAGAGGTTTGCCGTAACGCTTTTTGTAATTACTGTTGGCATTTTGTGTTATCTTGACTATATCACCCTCAGAAACACCCTCGACATAAAGAGGTGTGCCGCTACTGTTCATACGGTTTATACTTGATACAAGACTTGTCAAAACAGGTGTCATAACATTATATACTGCGTCTGACACACCTTGCGATACTGACGCAACTATTTGGTCGTTGTTCATAACCGCAGTATGACCTTTTAATGTACTTACAAGCTCAGGACCTTTTTCTCTTGCTACAAATAACTGCCCCATATTCGGCATACCGCCGCTTGCATATTTTGCTATGTTGTGCCACGAACCATTTTCAAAAATACCGCCTTTTGCCAACTTAGGTACTGAGGGAATACTAACTCCCGGTATTTTATTGATAGTTTTAATGCCTTTGTTAATTGCACTAGCAATAGCATTCCAAGCCTTTTTTAACGGTGCTGTGAACATATCTTTAAAAGTAGCTGTTAAAACTGCTGTTTTACTCGTTAATTCTTTCCATTTATCTTTTATTGACTTAAAAACATCTTTGGTTTTTTCTTCTGCTCTTCCTGTTAAGGTAGCCGTTTTGGTTTTAACGCTTTTCCATATGCTACCGATTTTGTCAACGCCATCTTTAATTGTAGCTTTTGCAGTTACGATTATATCTTTAGTCTTTAATTTGCCCCACTTTTCGGACAATTCGTCAAACTTATCTGATATTGTAGCTTTTGCTTTAGCCCAAAACTCTTTTGTACCACCTTTTATTTTCCCCCAAGCTTCTGAAACTTTCTCAAAGCCATCCTCAACAACTCCTTTGGCTCTGACGAAAATATTTTTTGTACCCTCTTTAAAATCAGACCACGCCTGTTGTGCTTCATTAAAAGTAGCTTCAATCTTACCTTTTGCTTTAGCCCATAAATTTTTAACTCCCTCTTTAATATTATTCCAGCTTTCAACAGCTTTATTAAATGCTCCCTCAACTGTAGCTTTTGCTTTAGCCCATAAACTTTTAACTCCCTCTTTAACCTTGTCCCAAGCTTCTTTTACAGCTTCAAACTTTTTAGTTATTTCTCCTTTTGCTTTAGCCATTAAAGTTTTCGCTTTTTCTTTTTTGCCGTTCCACCATTCCTTGATTTCTTTGGCTTTATCGTCAAAACTGCCTTTTATTTTTAATCCAAGTTCAATAGTTGCTTTGCCTAGATTTTGAAGTTTTTCTTTTATTTTGTCCTTTAAATTAAAATTATTCATAAAACCATCAACGCAAAATCCAGCAATCTCCTTAAATACCGTTGACGGAGAATGTATTCCTAATGCTTCTTTGACAGGTTTTACAATAAGATTGTAAAGGAAATTTGCAGGATATACCAACGATATAGCAAACCCTTTTAAAACTCCGTTTGCCATATCGTTTCCCACATCAATTCCCGATGTCATGGCTGTCGTATCATCCCAAGTATCCCCGAAAAAGTCTTTTATTGTTGTGCCTATCTTTATAGCTAATTTTACAGGTACTTGAAAAACACCCATAGGTGAGTTTTCATCAAGCCAAGAAACTTTTTTGCAAAGTGGCTTCCAAATTTTGTTTGTAAACCAATCATCAATATTTCTTGCTAATTCATCAGCCGCCATATCAGGATTTGCCAATGTTGGAAGTTTTGTAGCAATTTTTACAGCAATATTTGACAGCGTCAAACCTTTTTGTATTCCCAATGCTGTTTTCACAGCTTTTATAACATCGCTTATTTTTGCTCCGTTTGCTATCCAATTTTTAATACTTGCATATACATTTTTAAATGTGACAACCATTTTGCCGATTCCTGATTTAATCTTTGTTGCAAGAGCCTTAGCCGCCTTGCTTATTTTCGATATAGACCATGCTTTTATAACAGCAAAAACTCTTGAAAGTCCTACACTTAATTTAGACTTTCCAATTTTACTTCCAAGCAATATTGCAAGTAACTTTTTCCATCCTTTTCTAAGCAAAAATCCTAAAATTCCAATAGTGATTACACCTGAAACTGGGTCTTCTTTTGTTTGAGCAGTAATTGTTTCTCCTATTGCTTTTATCAATGCCTTTGCCATCTTACCCAATGACCAAACAACTCCGCCCCAATCAATAGAACCGATAAAATCAGCAATAGCTTGTCCTACTTGTTCCCAATCAACAGTATCAAGTGCAGTAGTAATGCTATCTGCAATGCCTTTTATGCCATCACTTAAACTTTTTCCAAGTTCTTGCCATCCATTAAGACCAGTCTGCTTATTTTTCTTATTCATAGTCTTAAAAAAGTCATTTATCCCTTGTCCTAATGCATTTCCAAGTCCTTTAAAATCAAAAGTAGTAATTGCTCCAAACGCTGTCTCAATAGCCGCCCTTAATTTGGATGCCATTGATTTAAAATAAGATTGTAATACACCTGTTTTAATTGCTGAGTTAAGTGTTTTTGACAAACCTTTTCCGAGATTTACCCAGTTTACTTTTTTAAAGAAGTTTGTTTCAGCTTCAAGTGCGGCTTTAATAGAATTGCCGATAGCTTTTCCTAAACCTTTCCACTTGAATTTTTCAACAAAACCATTTAAAGAAGTACCCATAATTGAGGTAATCTTTTTCAAGCCTTTAGCCCATTTGCTTGTATTTTCATTCACCCAGTCAATGCCCTTATTTAAAGTTGTCGCAAGTGCTTCACCGATTTCTGTTCCGTCACCTGTGTCCCAAGCTGTTGTAAATAATTTTTCAATCTTTTCTTTGAGGTTATCAGCATCACTTGTCATGCTTTTAAACGCTTTATTCCAGCGTTTTTCATAATCCTCGACAGCATTTATAAGAGCATCAGATAATACGCCGCTAACATTTCCTGTGCCGTTTTTATCCTTGTCACTGTCTTTCTTAGATGTTTCATTTGTCGTAAGATTATTTAACTTATCAAATCCCTGTAACTGCTTATTAAACTTTTTCTGTGCATCTGCCGCATCATTTATACTATCTGCCGCATTGTCGGCACTGTCTGATACATCGTCATAGGTATCTGATGTGTCACTGCCTGTTGAACCAAGACTGCTATCAAACTTTAAACCAAACAAATCACCGATATGTTTCATTAAGTCTTTAACAGCCATTGCCATTGCGTTGAGCCACGGTAATACTTTTTGTATGACAGGCATAAACAGCCTTGAAAGCATTAAGCCGCACTGTTTGATGTTTGACTTTAACATTCTAAATTGATTTGCGGGAGAATTGATAGTCTTAGCTAAGTCACCCCATGCGACTTTAGACTGCTGTAACATTGTGATAACACGCAAATACTCTTTCTCAGCCTGTGTCATGTCAGAAACATTTTTCTTAACACCTAGCCCAAGTGCTGTTTCCTGTAATGCTGCAACTGATATGTCCATGCCGTATTTTTTGACAGCCATTGCCGCACCCGAAAGACCACTTGAAAAGTTTTTCATAACGGTGTCGAGTGGCATATTTGTTAATGAGGACATATCCCCAGCAAGCATTGTCATGGCTTTTGAGGTTGCAATAGATGCCTCACCCATCATTCCGACAGAGTTTGTCATTTGTGCGATTTGAGCTTCAAAGTTTGTTATCTGTGTAATGTCAAGTCCAAGACTAGCTGTACCTGTGTCAAGTAAATCTCCATCCTTGCCAATCTTATATCCTGTCATTTTACCTGTAAGCGTTGTAAGCCTGTCCTCAAAACTATTTGCGTAACTTTCAGCATCATCATAGCCGTATTTTTTATAATTGCCTTTATTTTCCTGTGCAATCTTATCTATTGCCTTTTGAAAATAGTTGTATTCCTCTACATAGTCACTTGATATGCTAAGAACTTTGCCAAGTGCCCCGGCAACCCTCGACAGCATCATGTACTTGAAATACAGCGTTGCAACTGAATTTCCTAATTTACTAATTTGACCGAGTGCAAGTTTTAAAGGCGATTTCATGTTGCGAACATTCTTAGCAAAATTCAGTGTTGCCGCACCAGCATTTTTAATCTTACTGATAAAATTAGAAAAGCCTGTTGCCGCACTCTTTAATGTACTGCCAAAACTTCTTGTCGAGTTTTCACTTTCTGTCAGTCTAGCTTTGTACTCTGCAAGTTCTTTTTCAGCTTGATTAAGTTGTTGATATGTTTTGTCAAATGTGGTATCACCAAAACCAAATCCATCCGCTTTTAACTGCTTTAAATCTTCTCTCAGTTTATTAACCTTAGTATCAAGACTGTCTGTCTCGCTTATATCTGTATTGATACCTGTTGCACGCTCATTTAAAGCCGCTTTATATTGCTTAGCTTCTGAAACAACTTTTTGCAAAGCAATATAGGCTCTATCCCATTCATCGGTACCCATGCCTTTGCCACTCACTTCAACATTTTTAAGATTAGCTCTAGCCTGTGATATTCTTTGCGAAAAATCTTCAACATTTGTCTGTGCATTTTGCACTTTAGATATAGCTTCATTTAATGATTTCTGTGCTTGCTCTACCGAATATTTTGCGGTTTCAGGAATGCTTTTAAGTGACTTCTCAATATTCTCTGTAATATTTTGTGTGCTGCCTGTATTTTGATTGTCCCATCTAAAAATCGGTATATTAGCTGTTTGAGATGCATTTTGATTTTTAACGCTTTGTATCTTTGTTTCAAGTTCTGCTAGTTTGTTTATTGTATCAGCAATATCGTATTGTAGACTTTTAAATGCTTTATTGTTTGTTGATGCATCCCCTATTGCAAGTGCTTTCTGTTCTCTTTCAGCAAGTTTATCTAGTTTAGCCGACAATTTATCATATTCTTTTTCTAAACTGCTTAAATTGCCGTTAAATTGCGTTCCTTTACCTATATCAGAAAACTTGCTTTGTAATTCCTTTATAGCTTCTAACCCTTGCTTAACATCGACTTTAACCTCAGTCTTTGTTTTTTTCTTACCGACATTGTCTACAGTTTTTTCTAAGTCCTCTACTTCTTTAGTGACAGTTTTCAGACCACCGACTTTAGCCAGATTTTCAAGGTTTTTACTGATGGAAGTAGTGTTTATACTGCCAAGTGCTTTTGAAAAACTCTGTAATTTACCTATAAGGCTGTCAAGTGCTTTTTCTGCCGACTGTGCTTCTGCCGATACTTTCAGTTCTAAACTATCTAATTCCATCAAATCACCTCATTCTGATTAAATCTCTTTTACTTTTTCAAGACTTATCCAATGTCCTTTGTCAGTCATTCCCCAATTCCCATTGAGTTTGACAATCTTAACTTTTGTTCCTTTTTTTGCAGTACCTTTTTTATTTACTGCCCCCAATTTTGGTTTACTTCTTAATGCCGCATCTTTCGTAACAACCGCCGTAAACTTATAGCCTGCTGTTATAAAACGCTTAAATTCAGTCCATTTCTCATTACCACTACCTGTAAAAGGTGCAGGACATTCTTTACCGTTTACATCCCAGTGTCTTATAACTGTTTTTGCGTTTGGACACTTACTTTGAATGTATTTAACAAGTTTTCTTGTCGCATACATCTGTTCCCAGTTTGTTTTTAAGCACATATCGCATAATTCAATAGACACTGAATTTGCATTTGTACATTTGCCAAAATAAGCCGCTTCGCCTTTTCTTCCGCTTCTGTAATCTCTGCCTACCGCCCAAGCTGTACGGTTCATTGCTATTGACTTGCCGACTTTTCCTTTTTTATCAACAAAGAAATGCGCTCCCGTTTCTTTTTCATTAACATTTACAAAATAATCAAGATTATTCTGTGCTGTATCTCCCTCATTGCTTGTGTAATGTATGACAATGTATTTGATATTACTTAATGGTCTTTTATTTCCATAACTAATGCTTTTTGCATATTTTGTAGTCATTTTCATTGATTATCACCTCAAAAATAAAAGAGGAACGGCAAATAAAATTGCTATTCCTCTTTTTCGATTTTATCTAGTTCTGCATTAGCAAATGCAGCAAATAATCTTGCCGCAAATAATTCTCTTTGCTTCTGCAGGTCTGATTTTGGCTTTTCGCCGTTCTCAGTATTATTATTTTCCTGTAAAGGATTTTTAGGGTATCTTCCTTTTCCAAAAGTACAAGCTATTGCTTCGACAACATAATAGCCGTTGAGCCATGAAAGATATTCAGATACTTTTACTTTTTCCTGTTCTTTCTCGCTATATGCTTCTATGTGCATCTCAATGGCTTTTGGGGTCATATGCATAGCTTCTTTATATGTCAATCCTGCCTTTATCGCACTTGGCAAGATATTTTTTTCTATATTATCTTTGAAACTTATTTTTTCTTCATGTGGTCTTGTGGAACTTTCGGTGCTTTCTTCGGTGTTTCTTCCTCTGTCTGTAACATCTCGTTCAGACCTATCAGTTCTAAAAAACCATCTTCACCCATCTGCTCCAATATCATTTCCATGACTGAATAAAAGTTTGATTTATTTTCAGCAATATACTGTTTTAACAGTGCCTTTGCATCACTAAGTGATGTAACTGTACCGTCACCATTTTCAGTATTTCCATGATATTCTAACAGCCCTGCATAGAACATATGTAATGTTGTCTGAGGTACATTTGACATACTTTTAATAATGCTTTTAATTTTTCCGTTTTCATCTTCTAAGTCCATTCCAGACATAAACTCTAAAAGTCTTTCTGTGCTCTCAGGATAAAGTGATGCTTCAAGAGAGTATTCAAGTTTGTATTCTTTGTTACCAATATTTAAAATTTTAAACATATTATTTTCCCTTTCTCTTACTTTTTTGTAAGAAAGGGGGCAGTCCTAAGACCGCCCCGCTTTTAATCAATTTTGCTATTTTTAAATTGTTTCATCTTTATCGTATGAGTAGTCGGCTGTTTTAGATTTGCTATCCGACACAGCCTTTGTCTCAGCCGAATAGCTTGTTATTCCCCCGGTGTAAAGTCTACCTTTGTATCAGGGTCTTTTTTCTCAACAATAGTCAAGTTCATCTCAACTGTTAAGAGTTCATTCTGCCCGATTTCCGGCTGAGGGATGCTCTCCGGCGGCTCTGCGATAACAAATAACGCTTTATCAATGCCCGGAATGATAGTTTCAAACCACATCTGTTTCCCACCTGTCAACGCTTTATACGCTTTTATAAGAGCTTCCCACTCTTTTACAGTATCATCCGTAAAGTTTACCGTTACTGCAAAAGACCCACCAGTATCGGCACGACCTTTGACATATTTTGTCGTGTAATCTTCAAGTGCTGATGCGTCTATTTGCTCCGGCTCAATATTGATACCTCCGATTGCGTTTATTCTTGTCAGCTGTTTAAAAGTTGTTGGCTTTGTTCCTGCTGTTGTTTCTACTCCGTAACCGAAAGTAATACCGAGTGTCGAAATTCCGGCTGCTGCCATATTTACCTCACTTTCTTCTGCTAATTTTATGCAGTTAGCGAACATTTCTAAAAAATGTCCGGTCTATAAGTTACAATCTGTCATTTGCCGCAACTACCCTTGATACTCTGAAAGTTGCCGACCTGACTTTATTTGAAATACCATAGACGATGCTTGTTACTTCAAATCTTTTATCTTTAAAAAATAAAACGGCATATGCCGCTACATTTTCTAAATCACTTCTATTTCCTTTAAATGTTATTGTTATCTGAAAAATAGGTCGTATTGCGTTTATTAACTGTCCGTCAAGTGTTTTGCCTACTTCTGTAAATGAAATTTGTTGAAATAACACTGTAGGAAACACCGCTACTCCCTCTAATTCTTCATCTTGTGTAATATTAAGGTTTTTATATTTTGTTCCATACTCTTTTTTTAGGTTGTATGAAAACAAGCTATAAAGAGTATTTTTAAATTCTAAAGCCCATGAACTTGATTTATCCATTTCCAAATACTCTCCTTGCTACTGATACATAATCAGCTATAATCTTTTCATACGCTTTTAAAACAGGCATTGTTGCTTCTACACCGCGGGTCATTACTAATGCTCCTGTTTCATCATAGTAAGCCCAAACCTTTTGCACTCCATGACCGGCTCCGTATGAGCCGATAAGGAAGTTAAATTCCTGCCCTTTTGGATGTGGGCTTGTTCCTGCTTCGCCGTTGTAATAAACACCAGCTCCAAACTCAATAAAAAGAATTTCTTCGCCCTCTACAACAAGATTTGCCTGTGCATAACTTCCAAAGTTATTAAGTCGTACATATGTGTAATGTTCAGTGTTTGAGCCACTCCTTACACCTTTGCTATCAAAAGTGTAGCCTGCTTCGGCTACATTAGTTTCTATAACAGGTATGCCAACTTCTGCAAGTGCTTTTACAAGTTCTGTCGTTTTATTCCTTAGCCATTGTTTATAGCTTTTAAGCTGTCTTATAGCCTTTTCTACAGACTTTACCGACAATCCCAGTGTTATTGTTTGCTTCGCCATAAAACACCTACTTTACAACTGCTTTAAGCACATATTTTGTTGACTTTAAAGCCGGCTTAACTCCGACTATAGTGAAATCTGCCGATGTTTCGTCAACTATTTCGTCAACTGTTTCTGTATCTTCGTCAATGTAAGTTACTTCACTGTCAAGCCATATTAAGTCACCTTTTTTTAAAGGGAACTCATTTTTATCTGTCAACATTATTGCGTCATAGTCGGCGGCATCAAAGCCGAACTCTTCTGTTTTAGCTTCGCCGCCACTGAACGCTATGTTTGCTCGAAAATCGGCAGGTTTTGAAAAACCGACTTTTTCCTCTGCAATCAGAGGGATTTTGTTTCCGTCACTATCTATATAGTATTTGATGTTTCCATCATCGTCTCTTTCGTAAATTGTGATGCGTGCCCCTTGTCGTGAATACTTCATTGACTGCTTGTTTATCTCAAGCATTTGTTTCTACCTCAGGAAGTCCTGCTACAGATGTTAAAATACTTACAACTCCTGCAAGAACCGCTGACGAAACAACTACTTTCCAATCAACCGAACTTACAACAGTGCTTGCACCGATAACTCCGACCGCTGTTTGTGCAACTGTTTTAATTGCCCTAACTGCCGCCGCCTTAGTCCACTGTTTCCAATCTCTCATAAAACAATCACTCCTTTTCATCGTTTATACGAACTTCCAAGCCATCAAGCCTATGGTGTGCTGAACTTGTACTTTGTTCAACCTTTGTAATTCTACTTTCATGGTCTGCTAATTCTTTTCGCATCTCTGAACGCTCGCTTTTTAATTCGTTAATTAGTTCCAAGATACTATCTAACTTCATATTGATACGGGTGTTTTCTTTGACCCGTTCTTCGATTTCTTTTGTATCTGTCCGTTTGTTGTTTTTTAATCCAAAATAGACGGAAAAAGTAACGGATATGACACTTATAAGAATTGCAACTTCTATTTGCATCCTATACCGCCTTTCTATAATTTGGCACACTGCCCACCACCCTTACTGTGTGCCGCCTGCTACCATTTTCGTAACCTCACGAATATGGTAACGCACATTCTTCTTTTTAATGTTTATAACATTTTCACAAAAGGAAATACCCCGACAAATAAGCTGTCTCTGTCTTTCCATGTTCGACTTACACCATTTTCACCGAAACTCGCCATAAATTCTTCACCAGCCTGTGAATGGTCGTACACAACAAGATTTACGATAACTCCCTCAAACTGTTTCAAGTCCTCTGTTATCATTTCTTCCGTGTAGCTGTCGGGGTAATTTCTCCTGTTTTTAACATCTTCTGTAGCCTGTTTAATAAGCTGTTCAATGAGCAAATCATCTTCTTTGTTATCAAACACGACTACATCCTTTGTTGTATCATCTTCATTTGTGACAGTTTCCATGTGAAATTGTTTAAGTCTGATTTTTACTTGTGCTAAAATCGTATATTCTGCTTTGTTCAATTCCATACAGATACCTCCTACAAATTGAATTTCTCGATTAACATACTTTTTAAATCAGCACCGCTAAAACTGTCAGCATTAGCAATTCCGTTTTCATATGCAAGTGACTGTAAATCTGCTGTACTCATTCTGTTTATATCTGTTTTGGTATATTTAGGCGTTTCAAATGGAATAGAAGCAGTCTTTTCAACTGCCCCTATTTCTTCGCCTGCCTTATACCATTTTCCGTTGTATTTAACAGTGTGTGTTGCTTTCATGTAGCACCTCCTACATTACTTTCATAACTACAACGCTATCCATGCCCTCAAAAGTAGGCAGTCCAATCATAGATACTACACAATGAGTATTGATAGGATGATTTGTAGCATATGTGTAAACAGCGATACCAGTTTCCACAATAGAAAGATTTCCGTCTGTAAGACTTCCACTTCTTTCCTCAGGAGTTCTACCAAACACATAGTCTCCGAGGTACACACCGCCTGATTGAGCACTGATAACACCTGTCGGTACAAAATATTTTGTCTGACCGTCTGCTGGGTCGATGTAAAGTTTGTCGTAAACTTCAATCTCAATGCCATAGCCTTTCAGATAATCAACAACCTGTCCCTGCTGTACCCTGATGCCACCCTGATATGCCGCAATACCAAGTACCTGCTTCTTTGTGTCCTCAGCTTCAAGAAGTTTCTCGAAAGTTTCTGTATTCATAGTAAATCTTGTTAATGAATAACCTGTTTTCTTTGCAAATGTTCTTCTTGCCTGTATAAGGTCATCTAGTGGTGTCGCTGTTGTTGGTGCGTCCCACTTGTCCTGTGCTCCCTGAATTTCGATAAAGTGATCTTTCTTATGTTCCACTCCACTGTCTAATGTATATTCAACATTGTAGTTCTTTCCGCTAATCGTAATCGGAATTTTTGGAACTCCATCTGCTGGTGCTAACAAGTTCCAAATCTGACGCTCAGGGACTACTAACGCTCCCTCAATGAGGTTCATAGACTTCTTGCTGATTTCTCTAAGTACCTGATTTGCAAGGCTAGAGTTTTCAGCACTTTGATAGTTTGCGTACTCCTGCTCTTCTTCCTCTGTGACCATATAACTTTCACGATAGAACGGCATTTTGTTCTGAATGTCGGAGAAACCACCTGCATCTCTTAGCTCTGCCTGCGCATCAAAGTTAGATGCCTTTAACGATACTGGAAGTCCACTTTTGCCTTTGATAAATCTAAGTTCAAGTGAATCCTGTTTTCTTGTTCCAAACTTCTGTCTGCCAAGATAAGGGGCAGAACCTAAAGTTTTTTCATAATTATTCCACATTACACCAAGACTTCTCGCTGTAAATGCTTCTGATAATGGTAATGCTGCCATAGTTCTATTTACCTCCTATTATTCGCCTGCTAATGCTGTTGCACCGTAAAAAGTTACTCTAGGTGTTGCCTTTCTAGCCGCTTCTGCGATTGAAAGTCCTTTCACTTTTTCCCAGTCGATAGTTCCCTGATATACATATGTTCCTGGTGCGTCACCCTGCGTTACATCTACATCTTTAAGCAGATAACCTACGCAATCCTTGTCATTGCTAGGGAATGGTGTTCCCGCTTTAACAATCTTGCGGCCATTTGTGTCCGCATCAGCTACCATCGTCTGCGGTACTATACACGCCGCACCCTCATAAGGGAAAAATTTCAAAATCCCTTTACTTTGTGTGAAATCTCTTTCAATAGGTTTTCCCATTGTTTACCTCCTATAAAACATATTCATTTTTTGCTTCAACATTTGCCGACGATTCACCAAAAATAATTTTTTCAGCATTTTCTACATCTGCCGGCTTTTTATTTTCATTGTTATTGTCAGCACTACTACCGCCCGGATTTGTTGTGTTGTTTGCAATCTCCTGTTCTTTAGCCTGTGCTGAAGCTGTTTCTTTGTCTGTGATAATTTTTCCAAGCTCCGCAGTATCAAAACTTCCATCATCTTTAACAACTGTCTTTGCCTGTTCTGCTGTGATTTTGAAATCAGTCATAGCTTTCTCGCGCAAATCTCTGATAGCATTGCTTTTCTGTAACTCTGCTATCTGCTGATTAGCCGCTTCTAAGGCTTTGTTTGCTTTTTCAACTTCTGTTAAGTTTCCAGCTTCGATTTCATCAATCTTGTTTTGCAGTTCGTCAGTCTTTTCAGCTTTTTCCTTGAACTGTGCTGTTTTAGCTTTTTCTCTTGCAACTTCTGAATTGTTCTGATTCAGAATGTTTGTAATCTGTTCCTCTGTTGCATCCGGAAAAAGTTTTAATACATCGTTTCTTGTCATAATTACCTCCGTAAACTCACGCTTTTGTTACCGCAGGTCGCTCCTGCTGAGTTCTCCTATTTACCGCATAGGTGCAAAATTTGTATTAAAAAAGCAACCCTTATGGATTGCTAATTTTTCAAGTATTCAAGTGAGCATCTACAATTAACGATTTCTTCTTCGCTTGCTCCTAATGATGTATCTTTCGGGAACATCATTTCTGAACCGCCAACATTAAAATGCTCAAATATTCCTATTTTTGTGTTATCTACTTCTGTATGTGTATGCCTAACTCTATCATCTTCCATCGTTCGCCACACTTTGAATTTGTAACCTTGCTTTACCATTTCAACTTGCTCACGATAATTGCCAACCGAGTTAGCTTCGTTTGCGGCTATATTCATTGCTCTGTCTTGTGAAGTATAATAATCACTGTTTAAATTTTTAATTGTCGTGTCTATGACAGACATTGTTATTTGTGCGGCATAATCGTTGATGTATGCCGGTGTTTGTTTTGTATTTAAAAACTTTGTTGCTATTTTGCAGTATTCTTCATCTGCAATCTTATAACAATTTTCAATATCTTTGTTTTCATCTAACAGCATGAGGAACAAACTAAAAAACATACTTTCAAACTTTTTAGCAAGTTTTATTCTTTCTTGCTTTTCTTTATCGGTGATTTCCATTTCGCCAAAATATTTTTCATATGACAATGGTTTCCCGATTATATCTAGTTCGTCAAAATCTTGTACGCTCATGTTATTGTTTCCTCATTTTTGCAAAATAAAAACAGCTACTAGTTTTGCCCGATAGCTGTTTCACTTTTATTATCATTCAACTGATTGCCGTTATTCATTTGCTGTACTATCTTTTTTGCTCTTGCTTCTTGTTCTTCTGCATCATCAATAGTCTTCCAAAGGTTATCTATGTACGGCTGTGATAGCAAGAATGTCTTTTCTGCATCTCCCCACAATCCTACTGTTTTTATTGCTATAAGCGGATGTATGCCGCACTGTAAAAGCTGTAACAATGTCTGAGCCTTAGTGTACATATTATCTTGGGGGCTATGATTTATCTGTACATCAAAATCTCTTAATGTTATACCTAAATCATGGTCTTTAATACGAATAATATTTAAAGCTACTTTAGCAAGCCGTTTTTCTGACGACTTAACAATCGGGTCTTTTAACTTTGCTCTAGTTTTAGAAAAGTCCCATCCATTTCTTAGCTGTACAGCCCCTTGCGTATCGCCGCCGCTGTTATTGTTATTTTTGTTTGGTATAGCCAAAATAGATAATGTATTGTCCCACAAGTCATCTTTTGCAACTTGACATTGTGTTTGATTAAGTTCTTGCGTCATAATGTCAACATCTGATTTATTATCTTTATTGATTGATTTGACTGCTAATGCGTGACTTTGTTTCATTTTTTCAAATGTTTCTTCGTCAATCTCGCAATTTATAAACTTAACCCAATACTGAACAAACTGTTCAACTCCATCCATTCTGTTAGACTGCATATTGTTAATTGCATCTAACATATCAATAACAATTTCAATGTCAGACAATCTTTCGTGATTGTTTGGAAACTCAACGATAGGAATACTGCCAAAACCATGTAACTTCCATTCAGAAACAACGCCGTCTCTAATAATACATGAGTTTGTATTTGTGTAGCACAACTTGTAATAGTTGCCCTCAAAGTCCTTTAATTCTTGTACCGCAAGCATAGGTTCTTCTGTACTTAAATTGTAAATAACAAAAGTATTCATGGGTGTAGGACACACAATTCTGAATGGTATGTCGCCATCTGAAAACTGTAACGCTTTAAATGATGTTCCTGTTGCCGACTGCCATTCACCCGACTTAATGTCTTTTTCTTGTTTGTTTGCATCTGACATATAGTCGTTAAGTTCATCAACGGCATTATTTACGGCATCGTCATCTTTTCTACTCACAAACTGTACCGGCTCCCCATAGGTTTGTCCGCACTTAAACTGCACCAGTTCGTATGCGTGGTTCTCTACAATTTTATTGGTTATATCATCATTTGCGACTTTTGTTCTGTATAATACCGGTTGGTCGCCTTTGTAATATCGCCACAAATAATCTATTATTGTTTTGTTATAATAGAAATTTCCGATAACATCACCGATAACTTTTATTATGTTGTCCTGCGTTATCACCTCAGCAGTAGTATATAATACTTTTCTACCGTAATTCCCTTTTATAACATCTCTCAGAGGTCTTGTGTTTCGCATATTCCCTCCTAATATAAAACAGCACCGCTAGATGTTTCTCTTTTTGGTAGCGGCTTAACTGTTGTTTCATCCCTTGCAACATCATAAATAACTTGTAAATTGCATTTTTTGCATTTTGCAATTTTATTTATCGTTGCTCGCCCATCATATGTAGCGACTTTTCGCCTGCATTTAGGACAATATATCATTTTACTTTTCATTCTGTTTTCTCCATCAAAAAATGCGTACCACCTGTTAAAAAGTGATACGCACTGAAAAGATTTTATTTTATTTCAAAACTTCTATGACTTGTTTCAGTTTAGTAATATTTTCTGCTATTTTTTCTGCTGGAACATGAATGATTTTCCAGTCAAGCCCTAAAGATAATTGTATTATAGCTTCTCTTTCTCCTTTATATACATCTTTATGATACAACGAGCCGTCTACTTCTATAATAATCTTTTCTTTTGGAATAGCAAAGTCAACTTTATATTTCTTTATCTTTTGCTGAGGTATTATGCTGTATCCCAACCTCAGCAATTCGATTGCAACCATCGCTTCTGGAATACTGCCGTATAATTCTTGTCTTATTTCTGCAATTTTAATTGCTTTTTCGTACAAACTAAAATCAAAAACTTGTTTTTTAATTTTGTTTACCGCCTTATCAAATTGTTTTTCTTTCGGAGTTTTCACTTCCAAAAGTTCTTTTGATATTTCTTTTTTCTTTCTTATCGTTGTTTTACAATAATCACATAAATATGTAATTGTCCTAGTATAACAAACTCTTCTTACTATTTTCCCACATATAGCACATGGTATTTTATACAAATATGTCCCACGTCTGCCACGGCTTCCATAATTCGGGTCATATTCAGTTTCTATACCGTCAAGTTCTGCTTCTATTTTACTCATATTGTCTACTGCCTTTCTGCAAACACCTATTTATTATGATATGGGAAAGATAATAGGCTTTTATCTTTGTCGGGAGCTACCCTATCCCATATTTTTTCATATTACAATTATACTACATATAGTAGTGAACTGTCAATACCTATACTGTATATTGTATTTTATTTATTTTTTCAAATTCTTCCAACGCTTTTTTATGTGCTTTTTTACATCCTCTGTCTGTCATATCCATTTTTTTTGAAATTTCTGAAATACTTTTAAATTTTATATATTTTTCATATAAAATTATTTTATGTTTTTCTTTAGGAAGTTTATTTATTTGTTGCTTTATTTTTTCCTTCAGTGCTATATAATCATCTATGATTTCATCAAGTTTTCGTTCCATTTCATCAATTTTAGCTATGTTTGTACCAATTTTGTCTTGGTTAGGACTTGTCATAACCTTTTCTTCATTTTTTACTGCCGATATACTACAAGACAATTCTCTATATTGTGAAATTTCCAGTAATTTATTATTTATCAGCATATTTAATCTATTGATTTGATTAAGATAGTCTTTTGTTGTCATATGTCAATACCTCCTACCGCTACTAAAAGGATTTACAGCCGCTTCAACTTTTGAAATTCTATTTCCTTGAGTTATTCTTAATGCAAAGTTTGAAAAAACATCCGGTACATCATCTAATTGTTTTTTACCCGACACCGAATATCGCTTTAATAATGACATCATTACTCCATATGGCTCGTTAGGTTTATAAAGTGAGGGGTCTTTAAAAATAATGTGCTGTAATATCCAGTTAGAACATTGGAATATCCTTGCTTCTTTATTTGTTTCCGTTGGGGTGTCAGTGATGTTACATATCCAGCCTACGCTCTCAACTCTCTTATTAACTTCCATTGCAACTCTGTCTCCACCAGCATTACGCTCAAATTCGCATTCCTGTACTTTATTATTTACAAGTACACCCGCTGCGTTTCTGTATTGTGCTTCATAATCTGCCGTATTGTCACACACGCAATCAACACAATAATAATCATCACCATATTTTTGAAGCACCGGCAATACAAAATAATCCGTTCCTTTTCCTTTTGTATCACATTGCCCTGTAATAATCTCCGGTTCTCCGTGTGGTAAATTAAGGTATCTGCGTATTTTGTCATCAGGAAACAATAATCCCTCACGCTCAATGGGTTCTTGCTTATACAAACATCTATAAGAGATTTCATCCATTAAAAGTTGTTGATCTGCAAAGAACTCTTTTGTAAAGCCTCCGTATTCATAATTAAAGTTGCTCTCTCCTGTAATCAGGTCAACATCCGGTACTGCAATCACTTTAACCCTCGGATTTTCCTCATACATATTTTGTATTCTGCCAATAACATCATGTACCGACCACCTAGTAGCAATGTGTATCTCCTTACACGGCTTTCCGTCCGTGTCTTGTGTCTTACGCTGTCTTGCGTCTACTGCATACTTATTCCATAGTTTATCAAGAATAACCGGATTTAAGGCTTCCTCGATGCCGCCTATCATATCATCTACAAGTAAAAATTTACTTGCACGAACTTTACCGGCATTTTTACTTCCTACAGATGCGCATTGCACGCTTGGGAATGGTTTATATTTCCCTATGTTAAACTGTTCCATCTTTGCATTTGTGCTTGTTACTGAAAGTTTTGGAAATATTTCATGCCATGCATATTCCTCGTCATTTGTCACAATGTCGTAAACGCCATCATAATACATTCGTGTAATATCACCGCTATGAGAATAAAACAAACTATAATCTTTTGGAAACCAACCAGCTATGCCCGAATGAAAAAACTTTTCAACCGTACTTTTCCCAGCACCCGGCACTAAGCTAACACATAAAATGTCATATTTATCATCTATCATGCCTTGCAATGCCTCAATAAGCCCAATTTTTACTAATTGCTTTCTTCGTGGCATATAAAATCTGTCTTTAGGCTCTCTTTTTCTCTCTATGTACTGAAAATAACTGTCTACAATTTTGTTTTGAGCTTCATATAATGTTGGTTTATAATATTTATCAATTAAATCATACTCAACTTTATTCTCAAACGCATACTTTTCCAATTTCCATATTGTGCCGCCTGTTTTTTTCATGCAAAAACGCTCTACAAAGTCCTTAGAACGCTTTGTAAGTTGCAATCCATACTGAATATCCTTTTCTGTATTTATTGCCACTCCTGCCGCTTCTATGTATGCATCAATAACACTTTCATCTATTCCATTTTTCTCTATGTAATTTTCATAACTTTGAACTGTTTCTTTAAGATATTTAGATGCCAAAAAAGAAGCACCTCGCTTTCTAGCAAAGGTGCTTATAGACCTCTGCCTATAACTGTTTTAGGGTAGCGACTACAATCAATCTGTAGCCGGTAATACATGTTTACAAAATATTCATTTTCTTGAACGTAAAAAATATTTTTGGGGCTTGAATTGCAAACCAGTCAACCATTTCCTCATTCTTTGCCCATGCACCATCAAACCGATTTGAACTATCAGACAGCCCGCTCTCATTAAGAAAAGCGTGCATAATTTCATGTCTTAAGGTCTTTTTGCGATATGTTTCCTGAGCTTTTTCGTCCATGCCTACAAAATATTTTTCTTCGGACATATCGGCAACTACAATCAACTTGTTTTCTTCTTCACAATAGCCTGCAAGACCTTTTTTCTCCATGTAACTGTCCTCTGATACTTTGTGGATTTCAATTCTGTATTCTGTTCCAAGAATATCTATTTTCATCGTATCATCGTAAATAAGTAACTCGTTTGACAATACTTCTCTTCCTAATTTGGCTTTACCTAATTCCTCTTGAAGCCTTATTATTTCTTTTTCGGTTCCCTCAATTACTTGGTGTTTCATAATCTCGCTCCTCATCCAGTTTATCCGCATATCTTGTCATTTCAATTCGTGTTCCGTTTTCATCCTTTGTATATACATTTACGCATCTTGTAGATTTGCTTATCATATCTCCAAGTCTTATTTCTGTTTTATTATCATCAAACTTGTAACACTCCCGCATTTTCTCAATGCAGTTATTCATTTCTGATATTTTCATAACTTTGCTCCTTAAATCCTTGCAACTATGTGTTCTTTTGCAAAATCTTTTTTAGCTTCATCGTAGATAGCTGAACCATTTTTATCGGTTTTCAGTCTATCAAATTCGCAAGTATGCCATTCTTTGCTATGTTTCATGGTAATCCCCCTTTACAAAATTGACAAACTCTCCAGTTATGTCTTTAAAAAGCACTTCTTTCACTGAAAAAGTAAGTTGTATCTTTTTCATTCCGGACTCATCGTCTGTAATGCCATCTACACTATATATACTATCAACTGGGTTACCATCAAAGAAAACTTTGACATATCCTTTTGAAATATCCAGCAATGCTTCTTTAATCATCTTCCACCAACTTTCTGCCGCAGATAGGGCAATAATTGATATCAAAATATCCGGTTGCGCTACATCCTTTATAAATCACAATCCCCGGAACTTCATCATCCCTGTTTCTCATAACCTGTGCTTCCGTCAAGTCTGTTCCATTTATCTTCCATGCGAACCATAGCCGCTACTAATCCATATTTCTTAAATGAACGACTAAAGCTATCGCCATAATCATGATTTTTCTTGACATATATATCATGTATCTGTTGTAAAAGTATTTTGTGTTGTTCCAAATTATCCATCTTTCTTACCTCTCACATAAATTATTAAAGAGTAGTCCGGAATCGAACCGGATAAAACACCATCTGTCTACTCTTCTTCATATTGTCATGAGGAACTTTAAAAAGCCTGTTTATCAGCTATCCTCGATAGTTTTGAGGATAAGTAGATGTGGTGTGGATTTGAACCACACATGAAAGACTTACTTTCTCATAATGTCCCCTGAGAAATACTTTCTCTGTATTGCGTTTTGCAATAGACATTTCATAGCGTTTACCCATTCCGCCACACATCTACCACCCGCGTCGTAACTAGTATTTTTGCGTGGGCGTGTATTGCATTCAGCCATGACATAGACCACCAGTTAAGCCAACAGCATATCACTGACCAAATAAACCGGATAGAGAGGAATCGAACCTCTGCCACTCTGCTTTTTCTCAGAATAATTCGTGTGCACCATCCTTATTCTTACACTTTCGGCTCCGAGGAAGCTCTGCCATTAAGCTACTATCCGAAACCGTAAGTTCATAGCATCTACTTACGGATTGAATTATTTTTGTTGCTATATTTGTATAATTCATACGGACTTTGTTATACCGTTCTCGAACCGTCCCTAATGACGTTTGTCGAGAGCAAATTGATAATGTCAACAGCTAGTTTCTGTTCTTCCATTGCCGACATTGGTTTCTGCACAAGTGTTGACATAACTGGCATAGTAGGTATCGAACCTACGACCCACAGATTAACAATCTGTTGCTCTACCACTGAGCTATATGCCAAAGTTGCATACACCTCTGTATAGGCTTTTAAGATGGTATGCAAGCACCTGTGTGTTATGGGTGGGTGTGAAAGTTGTAATGGAACTACATTAGTCCAGTACGGAAAAAGTATGTAAGTTCGGGCATCGTGGGATAGACACCCGAACAACCACACCGAGCCGTGCGATGACTCTTTAATCAGCATTCCGCTAGTGTGGGAAAGGAGTTTTTCTCCGCAATTTTGCAAGAAGAAAAACAAAGATGGCATCTTGCCAAACTGGGGCAATGGGATTTGAACCCATGATGTAGCAGTCAAAGTGCTATGCCTTAACCTCTTGGCGATGCCCCATTATTCCGCAAGACTGTTATCGCCTTGCGGTGTGTGATATGTAATATTTCTCAGAAGATACAAAGATATGAAAAAAAATAATTGTTAAACAAGTTTCAAAAAATGTTTCACTTTAAATTGTTGGTGCTCTAATTGCCATATCTCTTCACCTCACTCTTATATATCATTTTCTGCCCTATGCAGTGAATTTTCTGTTGTAAAACCATCAGGATAGCGTTTCTTTAATTTCTTGATATTCGTGTTAAATACATCGTCAAGAGTTATTCCGACCGCAGTACACGCTTCCGCAATCATCCATGTACAATCTCCTAATTCTTTCTTGAAATGGTCTATATCAAATTCGTGCCCCTGATATTCCTTTTGTAACATCCCGGCTACTTCTCCTGCCTCAGATGTTAAACCGAATACTGCATGATGCAGCATATCCGTTTTGTTTTCTGTAATACTGCAAGTTCTGTTTGCAAACTTTTGATACTCATTGCCAGTCATTTTTGTTCTCCTTTTGCTTTAATATTTTATAAAATGCTTTCGCAAACACTTTTCACAGACATAAACATCTTTATAGCCTATAGGTAATTTGTCCTCATCTTCATAAATTGCAAGTTTATGCTTAAGTTTCCACTCATGTCTGCAAAACAATTTTCTGATAATTTCTACTACCATTCAACTACTCCTCAAATCAATCTTGCTAAATGCCAGCCTTTAGTCAAAATATATGTCACGGTAGGCGCTGAACCGGTTTTGTCAAAGTTCCAATCAACTATGTGATTGTGTATCAAGTAAATGTTTCTCACGATATGTTTTACCGGTACATCTCTTTTCATTACTGTAAATAAATCTTTTACCGTATATTCTTTCATATGCTACCTCTTTGATTCTTTACCAGCATTGTATATCCAACATAAAATTTCATATGCTTTCCAAGCAAGCTCTGTAATAACTAAGGCTTTTATCCATACAGGACAACCGATTATAAAAATTAAATATAATAGCGCTATCGTACTTAACATATAAATCTCCTTTTCGCCATTTTTGTTTTTTGAGAATATTTGAGGGACTAAGTGGGGCGAATTTTTCAGCTCTGTCAGAGGGGGACCCCCTGCCGTTGGTGACGGCATCCCGCTTTTTTTTAACTCTTTGATAAACTATTGTTTATCTTAAAGTTTATCAAAATTCGCACAACATCTAGTGGTTTTTATCCTCAATAACCGCCACATCTTGTGGTGCTGTATCAAGTCTTGGAAGCTCTGCTGCTGTCTTTTGTTCGACTTGCTGTACATGAAGCTTGCCATCTTCTCGCCAACCCTTCTTATGATTGAGTGCAGCCAATGCTCCGGTCGGATTCCTGAGCGAAAGCGCTTTAGACATCAAAGCCTCTTCCTCACTATCATAAAGATTTTGCAAAAACTCTGAACCCGACTTACTTAGTACATTACTATCTTTCTTCCACCTGCATATAGTATCCACTGCAATCCCTGTCATATATATAAATCCTTGCTGTGTAGGTATTTTGTCGTATAGCATACACTCATATATATATATATCACATATCTTTTTTACTTTCTCGAGATCATATGCATTGCAGTTACTCTTATTAAGATTGCTATGCTCGTTTTCATAATTGTTATTTATATAACCCTCTGGTGGTGTAGTCATTTTTAACATTTTATTATTTTTAAATACATGCTTTTGAATGTACATCAATGCAGAACTCCACACGTTTTGCGATTCGCTTCTCATGTCCTCTATGTCTTGTTCTTCAAGAAAAAGCTGTAAATATTTATCTACATCATTTTCAAAAACATCTATATTTTGCTCTACATCCTTCACCATCTTCTCACCTCCAGTATTGTTATATAAATAAAAAAAGCACCTGAAAAAATATACATTCTACACATACTCTATACATGTGTTTATATATCTCTTACAAGTGCTAGACAGCTAAGTTATTAAATTTTATGCGTTTACTATACACTTCAATTTATATACTGTCAATCCCCTAAATATATTTTATTTATATAAATCTACATACTGGCTATATATGTATATAATTTACTGTATTGGCTAATACTATAGTTTTATCTAAGAGTTAAAGTCTTTGATATAACAGTAACAGATACAGATGCTTGTATGGTGTATCGAAAAACTCGAAAATCTGTATAATTATAGCACAATATTTGTGATAACTGCACAAAATAAAATAGCATGGACCTCTATTTGCTTGTTAAAAATGCAATACAAAAATGCCGTTTTTAAAAATATACAGAAATTTGAGTTCGTGTTTGTAAAATTATACAGAAACTAGACTAGATTTATACAGATTTTTGAGTAATGACATATACCCTATCCGTAACTCAATTTTCTGTATTATTATAAAATATGATTGTATTAAAAAAGCGGCTATATTTCAAGCCGCTTTTGACTATTTAACAAATTCCCAGACTGCCCTGTTTGAGCGGTCGTAAATTCGCCCATCTTCTTTTAAGATGCCAGTTCCGAAGCGACATCTTTCACCACCGCCGACATGTTTCAGCTCGCCAGAAATCCAGCCCGTTTTCACTTCATGCACCTTTTCAGATGCAAGCAGTGATTTAAGCACTTCCGGCTGTGCGACCGCAAGGTCAAAGCTGTCTCTTAACTCCTCAACCTTGCCAGTTCTGGAGTTTTCAAAAACTCCATCGCTGAGCTGTGCAAGTAGCTCATTTTCACACAATTCAGCTGTCGGGGCAGTGATGCGTACAATGCTATACGCATGAGTTCCTGTTGCGTCAGCATTAAAAACGCCGACTTTTGCCCCATTCTCTGTCTCGAAGCTCCAAGAAGGAGCAAAAGACTCCCTCTGTCTGTGTCCGTCCTGTCCCCAAACTTTCCATGTTCTCACTCTCATATTTACCACCTTTGCGGCATTGCCACCCTTTCTTTATTTGATATATTCATTATACATCTTTAAAGGGTAAAAGTCAACACCTTTTTAGATGTTTTTTTAAAAATATTTAATCTTTTCATCGTCCGTTGCGACTACTCGAAAAATATCGGATGGTTGACATCTTAAAAGAATACATATAGTGTTTAATGATGTTGTGTTAATGTCTTTTTTTTCTCTCAAACGCTGCATAGTGCTTTCGCTCAATATCTTTTCGCGACGCATCTTGTTAGCTGTATAACCTCTTTCTGCTAACGCTTTCATTATATCCAACTTATACTCTATCATTTCAAAAATCCCCTTTCCTTTTTTCTATATTATATATGATTTTTTCTGTTTTTTCAACACTTAAAAAAATTTTTAAAAAACACTCAAAAAAGTGTTGACAAACACTTAAAAAGATGTTACTATATATACAACATAAGGAATACAAATAAAACATTTTAGGAGGTACAAGATTATGACAAGAATTGAAGAATTAGAAGCCGAACTTACAGAAATATGTGAAAAATACGAGGACAGATGTTCAGAATGTCCAAAGAAAAAAGAGTGTGAAGAATACGCACACTTGGAAGATGAATAGAGGAGGTGTAGAAATATGGAAAATGAAAAGGCAAGGACAGGACTTTTGGTTGAGTGGGGAAAAGGTAGTTTAAATTCAAACGCTATAGATGCGTTTGAAAAAAACAACATTCCGTGGAGATATTCGCATCTCGGAGCGTTGGAATGTGATTATTTACATTGCGATTTGTTTTTTAAAGTCGAATTTGAAAATATCGAAAATGATATTTTTGAAATCTTAATTTATGGAATTTAATAAACGGCAGAAAGGACGGTTGATATTATGAAAAAATTACATGAACTGATTGACGAATATTGTGAGCTTGCAAGAACTTGCGACACAATAGAAAAGAGGTGGGAAAAGAACCCAGAAGATGCAGAGTTAGAAAAAGCCTTTGATAAGGCATACGAAAAAGAATTTAACAAATACATAGAATGTGCAAATTACATTGTTAATTGCACAGGTAGAAAGGTTAATTTTGACCGAGCAAAATATCTTGTTAATGTCAAATGCGAAGAGGTCAAAAGATTAGCACTCAAAAGTTGTATTTAGGCAAGGTCGGCACTTCCGGGGTTCGATTCCCCGGCTTACTTTAAAATAAAATCAGGAGGGCAAAAAGATGACAGCAGAAGATTTTTACAACTTTCACCGGTCACAATTTGACTGGTGGGAGCATGGCGGTATTAAAAAGGCCTGGACAGATACAGACGGCAACACTGCGTCATGTACCAGTCAGGCAAATGGTGGCATTATAAGAATAAAGACGGCAAAGTGATTTTTTGGTGATTAAGGAGGTAAATTGTTATGAGAATATTTAGAAAAAATGGCGAAAAATTCAACATTGTAAATCGTTTTACAGGCGGTTTGGAAATAAACAGATTTAATATGAAATATGATTTACTATATTTCAATAGAGCATATGACGCGTGGGTTCGTGTATGTTCTGTAAACACTATTCGCGAGGGCAAAGAAGAAGCCGAAAAATTCAGTGAAAATTTAATTGCTGAATTTTAGCAAATAATATATAATAAAAAAGGAGGTGAAAGCATGAAATATAAAGAATTATACTTAAAAATGCTGAATGCTAAAGAACAGCATGATAGCGTAAAATTTGCAGATGCGTATATTCGTATCTGCACAGCGTTGAATATTGACGCAAGTTCAGAAAGTGCAGGAATTCTTGACGATGAAATGCACGACAGTGAAAAGCAAGTTATTATGTCAAAAATTTTAATTGACATTCAAAACCTGCTCAAAAAGTAAAAGTAATACTATATATTTAATAGAAACAATTTTGGGATGTAAACAATAAATTATATTTAACTATTATTTTAATAGATACATTTTGGGAAAATAAAAGAGACTTTTTACAGTCTCTTTTTTTGTGTCTGTTTATGTCTTTGCTATAGCCTTATACAGCCGTTTTTCTTGTTAGCCTTGTTTTTTCTATCTATGTATATAATAACCGTTGTATAGTCGCTATTTGTTCTTGGACCGCCGTTGTTTTAAGAATTTATAACGAGTTTTTATAATCTTGATGCCGCCTCTATTTTCTGTATATACAATCTTTTTTAAGCCAGGCGTATAAATATATCCGCCTTTTTTGTGTCCGCTCCTGCTACCCATCAAATCACCTCTTTTTTAGTCGTTCGCTCATTTGTTGCCAGTAGCTCGATTTATAAACAATATCTACATCTATATCAACATCAATTTGAGAACCAAAAACAACAACTTGCTTTGGTTCCAATCGCCTGCACATTTCTTTAAAACCTTTTCTATAACATTCTTTCCCATCCTCAGAAAAACATCCGTTTGTCGATACCGCAAGCGTGGAGTGTGCCGGTAAACCATCAAAACAAAAATCAAAAGTTTTTTCACTTCCCCAACCTACAGCCGGGATAATCTTTAAACCAGCTTGACTTAAACAATAACTTAATGCACGACTTCTATATACTTGCCAAATTTGCAAAGCTAACGGCATATCATCGTAAAATGTGAAATCAGGACCACATACATATTTGAAATTTTTTAATATCCCCATGTATTTACTTGGATTGTTCCAAAGTCGCTCAAACCGTACATCATCTATAAAAAAATGGCAAACACAATTTTTTGGATGCTTTTCTTTACTTGCAAGATTGAACGGTACCGGCTCAACATCTTCTAAGTGTGCATAAATTGATGGTAGCTTTGGGAAGCCATATTTCCCGACCAACTCTGCTCCTGCAATGTATCTTTCACGCAATACATCTTCTTTTGTATTTACAATTATAAAATCATTTTCGGGACTGCTCATGCTATCACCTCACTTTCGGCAGTTTGCACATCCATACGCACATACTGTAATCTATATATTGTGCAAAACTTACAAAACAAGCATTTTAAACTTATCTTGTAATTCTATAATATCACACTTAACAAGTATTTACAATATCGAATTTTGTTTTTGCAAAATATCCATAAGCTGACCGGCTGACATGAGCGTATATTTTTGCCCTCGCTTTAACTGTATTCTGTCTGTATATTCATAACCGGTATAGATTTCCACTCCCTGCATCATTTCAGATATTGCGTAAACTCTACAACTTTTGCTATACTCTGATATATCAAGTTTAAGACTTTCTATCAAGTCCTCACACTCATACGATATTTGTACGCCTTTTATTTCTGCTATTGCCATACTAAAACTCCTTTTTATTTGTTAGTATAGCAGTTTTCCTCTTTACTGGCAATTCCTTTACTTATCATCAATGCCGTTGTCAAATAGTCACTGTATCGTATCTCAGATATAAGTTTTTCTACTGTCATGTCGGGATTTGTCTTTTGTATCTGCTCTAATAATTTCTTTATCATGCCACACTCCTTGTTAATGTTATTATCAAATCGTCAAGCAAATATATCAAGTCTGCACCATACAAGCTTATCCAGTCAGCCAAATATTCCTCTTGCTGAATAGGCATATATATGTTGTAACTGAAACAAAAACAATGGCATAATTCATGAGCCATTATTTTGCGTAAATAGCCGTTTTTTACATTATCTGATACATATACTGTCTTGTCGTTAAAATCGGTCACAGCAAGGCTAATAGAGCCGTCAGAACGCATAAGTTTATTACTGTCACTTGGCACAAATACAATTTGCCACATTATATTGTTTATTATAAACATAAAATCACCTCACAAAAAAGAAGCCACTAACTTATATTGTTAATGACTTCGTGAATGGTAGAAAATATTTTTATGCCGCTGTTAATTTTAAAGTTGATGAAGTAATAAAATGTTTGATTTCATTATATCCCCATCCACAATTAACAAGACCGCTTACTATCATTTCTATGGACTGGACTTTTGCAAGTTCCTCTACTGTAAAATAATCACGCAAATTAGCCTTTTTATCAATTCCATATTCTTCTCTTAACTGCTTTGCTGTCTTACAAAATACAGCCCTATATACAATGTCAGTATAAACAGAATATGCGTGTCCGTGCATACGCTCGTTTTCTTTCGACATTTGAATTGCTTTTGTAAGTGATTGCCTAACCGCAATGCCTTTTTCTCTTTCTATCAACTTGCCTTTAAGAAGTTCTTCCATCTCATTAAATTGATTGATGTAGGCTAACTTAAATTTCATAGCCTTTTCTCCTGTATAGCCCATTACTAAAAGTGTAAAGCCATCTCGGTTCATAAGATACATTGGATTTTTCTTGCCGTTTGATGCAACATAATCACTTTCATAGAATAGCCCCGAAAATTCGGTGCTACTAATTTTCTCCCGTATAGCTCTTATTTCCTCTATGACATGGTAATGTTCCTTTTCAAAAGTTTTCGCTACATCAAGGCTTGTTACTACAGTTACCTCTTTTTTGCTTAATTTTCTTGTTTCTACTAACATAGTATCATTCCTCCAGTTGATATTTTTTGTTATTCTATCCATGTGTGTATCATAAATTTATGTACATTTTTCATGGAATGTATCAACTCTAGCCTATAAACTGCATACAAAGATTGTCTTTATTTAAAAATCATTAACAATATAAAGTTTTCAAAGTTCAAAACAGGCTACAGATATTGCTATCTATAGCCCTAGATTGTCGAAAAATATTATTCTCAAATCTTAGAAACAAGTGTACTAAGTTTTGTTCTTAAAAGATTTTTTTCCTCTGCGGTCATGTCGCCGAGCAAGTGCGTGATGTCTGTTGACAACTCTTTCATATAGCCGTCAAGGGATTTCATCTTATGCTCTTTATCTTCCTGAGTGTTTCCTTTGTGTAACTCTTTTGTTTCTGTATAGTTACGCTTTGCCCTGTCATAGTTGCTTTCAGAGTAGTTTCTTGACATATTATTGCTACCACTCACATTGCTTGCAGGTTCGCTGTAATACATCTTTCCTCTATCATCCCTATCCATGTCCCTCATATGCTCTGCTTCTGGGTACATATGATAATATGGCGGTTCTTCATATCCTCTGCGTGTTCCACGACCTTTAGGGGCGAATCTGCCGTTTGCATAGCGGTAAGCGTCATAGTATCTTCTGTCCGGATAATCTTCGTACTGTTCAAGCATACGCATAATATCCTCATTATCTTCTGACTTTTCCATAGCTTCAACAATTCTGTAATCCTTGTCAAAGCAAGCTATATTCTTCGCTATTTCTGTAAAATCCTTTAAATCGTCAAGGTTCTGCCCCTCAAAATTGTCAATTCCAATTCCGTCAACCTTAGCCTTGACGCATTCCATTATCTGTTTAGCCCATTTGTGCATATCATCAAGCCTCCCTTACTGCAATCAAATTACTGTTCTGAACTTCAATAGCCTGTGCTGATGTATTCTGCACCGCTACTGTACTGCAACAGCCACAAGGCACATCAACATATGCCTGTGCCGAAACATTAAATAAATTCTCTGCTGCGGCAGGTGTTACAATCATTCGTGTAGACTGCAAAGGTTCTCCATCTATCGCAATAGCAAGTGAGATAGCTTCTACTGTACCGCCTGCAGGTATCTGAATATTTCCGCTATAAGATACTAAAAATCTTGCTTTGCACTGATTTGTAATACCTCTCAGCTTGATAATTCCGCTACCGGTTCTGTGTATTATACACTTTGTTCCGTTTACTGCTGTTTCTGTGAACGCAACATCTTCGCCGGCGGCAACTGTTTGTAACGCAATTCCTGTAATTTCCATTATTTTTACCTCTCTTTCATAAAAATAAGGGCAAACATTATAGCCTGCCCTTTGTGTTTGTAAGTAATACTGCATAGCAGACATAATCTCGTTTAAATCTTGTTTTAATTCGTTAATGCCAAATTAAAAACAAGTTAAGCTTAATTAAGATACTTTATTGTTTTAAGCCTTTTTGAAAGCTTTTATTTTTTTAGTTAAGTTTTTTACAACAATGCCATATATAAAAGAATTACTATCAAAAAATCAAAATCTTCATATTCTTCTTTCATTAGCAACCACATCCGGTATTGCAACCACATCCATAAGCATAAGCATTAGGATTAGGCACAACATAGGCTGGAATAGCTGTAGGATTTACAGAGTTGACAATCTGCTGTGTCTGTGCGCTCATGGCAGAAGTCAGAAGTGCGTTCTGTCTATCCTGTGAAGCAGCTCTTCTCAAATCGTTATTCTCTGCCTGTAATGTTGCGATCTTGTCATTTGTCAAGAAGTCAAGGATTGCCCTCGTTCCTGCCTGCTGGCTGTCAATAATGTCTCTCGTGTTGTTGTTCATGGTGTTCTGCAAAGCACAAGTGTTGGTTGCCATATTGTAGTTTACACCCTGAATAGCTTCTCTCGTTTCACAGCAGCAGTTGGCGAGCTGTGACTGTAAAGAATTTGTATTCTGCATATTAGCAACTGTATCAGCGTTAATAGCCTGCTGGATGCCGTAGCCTGTCTGCATGATATTTGTGTTAATACCATTAAAACCTGTGAGCATACTGTTGTTCATAGCATAAAAGCCATCGCATAAGCCGTTTGAAATGCCGTCAAGTTTTGAAACAACAGCCTGATTATCAAATCCACGCTGAATTGCACTGTCTGTATAAGCGGCGGCAGTAGAACCCATTCCATTACCGTTACCCCAGCCGTTGTTACCAAAACCACCCCAGCCGAAAATAAGAAGAATGACAATCCACCATGCACCGTCTCCCCACATACCGTCATTGTTTCTGTTATTGCCTGTTACTGCCGCAATATCGGCAAGGCTAACTCCGTTGTTAAACATATTAGTTTACCTCCATTTAATTTATTTACAAAATAGGGAACTGGTTTTTATTGTCCGGACAAAACCCTAATATGTACTATTTTTGAATTTGTTTTTGAATTTCCTGTATATTTAATCCTTGCTCATTCATAAAATTGCCAAGTATCTGCTGTGCTCCGTTCATGTCGCCACTGTTTATTTTCTGCAACATATTTTTTGCCATTGGATTTCCTTGATTTGCCGCTTGCTCTAATGTTTTCATAGCGGCTTCTTTTGGATTTTTTATATTTTTAATCTGATTTAACATCTGCATAATCTGATTATTCATTTACACCGCCCTCCTTTTTTAAAGTCGAAGTTTTCCTTTGAGAAGTAGCACTTTTACACATTTTGTTTTCTAACTCGTCAAATTTATTAAAAATCTCATCAAACTTCTGCATAAATACCGCTGTGCTTTCGTCTGATAGGTCAATTTTCAAGTTTTCGATATTTTCTGTATTATTTATGCCTTGACTGTTTTTAGGCTCTGTATAAGGTTTATATACGACTGTTTTTATTGAGCCGTCTGCACCCCATTGTTTTGCATAAATTTCCGTCAAGTCTTGTTTAGGAAAAAATGCAACTGAGCCGTCCATAGGTACATCATTAGCCGCAATTTGTTCAACTGCTGCCACCATTCTGCCATTTATCCCTGCTTGTATCTGTAAATTCTGCTGTTGTGGTACTTGTTGAACTGGCTGTTGCGGTAACTGTTGTTCCTGAAATCTTTGCATCGGGTTGTACGGATATGCGTTATAGCCCGGAGTATAAGTCATTTGCTGTTGATAAGGATTGTTTATCATGTTCTCTCTCCTCTAATACATCCTCAATAACACTAAACAATATTGTTTGAGTTACTAAGTCTAATTTTTGTATTTGTTCCCGTGAGAGTAATCGCTCTCTTAAATCTTCGTCATACAATTCAATCACTCTCCTTTTGTAATTTTATTTTCACACAAAAAAAGCCGCTGAACACGACATAAAAACGACAGTTTTACGACATAAAAGCGACATTTGGATTTTATTTAGTTGTAAAAGTACGATAAATACGGTATTAGCACTAACATACTGCCATCGGCATGGCGTGTAGTATGTGCTAAAAATTCTTTAATTGTATCTCAATATCTCCATTGACAATTATTATCTTGTCAATTATAGTTTTAAGTATCATATTTTTATTTCTTTTGTCGATGCTGTCCCAAACATCGGCAATTTTTTTGATGTTCTCATAGGCAATACTTTTCTTTTTATTTGCTTCTTTACTTGATAATTCAGTTTCAAGTTGTTCTTTTAAACTGCTGATAGTATTATCTGACTGCTTTATCATATCTAAAACATCATCATTTCCATCTGCATAAAGATTAAAAAGCCTTTTACGACGCTTCTCTTCTTTTTGGATTTGAGCTTGTATTATCTCAATTTTGCTTTGCTTTGCGACTGGCTTTTGTGATGATAAATTTAAAGATATTTTCATTATCTCAGCTTCGACTTGCTTTTCAATGTCAACCGCCCATTCCGTTGAATTATCGCAGTCTTTATTGTAATTCGGCAAATAAAATAAATTTTTGTTTCGTGAGCAACAGTAAATCTTTTTAGATGCATCAAATTCATTTCCCCATTTTTGATAACGCATTTTACATCCACACACACCGCAATAACATAAACCTGTCAATAAATTTGGTTCTTTGTTAAGGCTAACTGTTTTCTTTTTTCTTCTGTTTTTTCTCGCTTCCTGTGCAAGCTGAAATCTATCTTTATCAAAAATAGGCTCATGCAAACCTTTATATAAATTGCCCTTATATGGTATCATGCCGATGTTTACTGGACTTGTCAAAACCATTTTGACAGTATGCTCATGAGTAAAATTAAGCATTTTTTTAATTGCAACATCCGAATAGCCGTCAATAAACAAATCTAATGCTTGATTTGCCTGCTCTTTCCGTTCAGGTATAGGTACTAAAATTCCTTTTTCCTTATCATACTTATAACAATAAGGAGTGTTACCCCCACCCATCCAGTAGCCTTGCTTTACTCTTTCCAACATACCGCCACGCATACGCAACATCATTGTGTTTTTATCAAGCTGTGCAAAAACTGCCATCATCTGAGTATATGCTTGCTCCATCGGACTGTCGTAGCTTATACTGTCATGCACACATTTAAACAAGATGTTATTTGCTTGAAACACTCGTTCGATGATATATATTCCATCAACCATGCTTCGTGACAACCTGTCTAATTTAAAAGCAACAACACACTTCACTCTTTTCGATACACAATCGCTGATAAGTCGTTGCAGCTGTGGTCTGTCCATGTTTGCACCAGTATAACCATCGTCAATATAGTAATCACTGATTATATAACCGTTCTTATTGCAGTAATTATCAATATCTCTTTTTTGGCTTTCCAGCCCGTTTCCATCTTCTGCTTGTTTTTCTGTTGATACTCTCATGTACGCAACACATTCCATCTTCAAATCCTCCTTTTATATAAAAAGAATGTGCCGCATTTATCGTACTTACGACACATTCTAACCTTTTTAAAATATAATGTCAATCAAGGCATGATGTTATGATTTTTACAATATCGGCAGATAAAGTTACATCCTCTGCTTTTATCTCGTTTCCATTTATTGTTATTTTAATCATTTCAAAACCTCCAATTTTTCAATCTTTACTTTTATCTTGTCAACTTTTCTCTGTACAGTTCGTTCACATATCATATTTCTTTGTGCAACTTCTGTAAGTGTTTTTCCTCTTGCAAGCATTGTAAATATATTCTCTTCTTCCTCTGTAAAATTGGCGTTCTTTAAAATTTCATCAAGTTCCGGCTTAGTAAGTTCTGAAAACTTCATAAGCCATTTCTCCTATATTTCTACTTTTGGTACTGCATCAAGCAAGCAGTCTTTACACAACTGCTCTCCGTCATATCCGTACAATTCTTCTACATCTTCCCCACAACAATCGCATATAAAGTGAGGTATATTGCGTTTCGGGCAACTATCCCCAAGACAACCTATTTCGCTAGGACAGTCAACACATTCGCTTTTAAATTTTATCATCTTGCTTACCTCCAAATAATAGATCGTTATTCTTTTTCCATACATCTGTATTTCTAAATTTAGGTAAACAGCTTACAGCTTTTGTTGCACACTTTACGCACAACTTCCCGTCTCTATCGAGTGGGTTTCCGCAGCGATAGCAAAGTCCGTAAGCTGGTCTTTCGCTTCTTGTTATACCTACTTTTTCTTGCTGTTTTCGTATTTCTCTGCCTTTTATGCGTCTTATCTCAAGACATTCTTCACAGTGTATATGTCCCTCTGCACGCTGTCTTATTTTACACATTACGCAAAGATTTTGCTCGTCATAACGCTGTCTTGCTTTTTGATAAAGCTGTTTATAATATGCTTCTTTACTACCAGCTACTTTATTTGCGTGTTTAGCATTTACTTTTTCAGCATAAGCTAAACACTCAGGACAAGTTTTTTCACTGCCAAATAATTTGCTTTTGCCGCATTTTGGGCACAATCCCTGTGCTTTGAAAAATTCTCTATCTTCTCGATATTTCTTCTTTCTTTTTTCGGCACATTCCTTGCATAGAGTTTTGTTTGTCATTGCAGGTTTACCGCACTTGGTACATAAGCTATGTTCTTTTCTTTGACGATAACGCTCTTTATACCATTTCTTTTTGTTTTCGCTATACATAATTTTTTTAGGAGCAAAACCGGTTTTTACTGTGCACAAAACTCTTACTCCTTTCTTAGTTTTAGCTTAGTCTACAATCTCATACTTATCTTCGTGAAATTCTCTATCTTCTTCATTAGAATAGGCTCTTTTACAAGTTGTACAAAATTCTAAAAGTACCTCTATATCTGCGCTGTTCTCATATTTACATCCTTTGCAATCATTCATTGTATAATTACCTCGCTAAATCCTTATTTTTTAACTGCTCCATTATTCCTAATGCTATTGTATGTACTGTTGATTTTTCTACCTGTGGAATATTTTTCATTTCTTCGTATGCTTCAATAATTTTGTTATAGAAATCATCAACAGCCTTGTTATAAGACTGCTTTCTGATTTCACATTCGTCTGCACTTGCTTCGCAAATACATTCTTCGTGCATAGAACAATTTTTACATTCAATCGTCATTCTTTCCACCTGCCTTTACTATCTCGATTGCATCATCCGTAAGCATTTCTTCTGATTTTCCATGTAATCTTACTCCAGAATTATATTCTTTGCTTTGATTTTCCAATTTCTCAACAACCTTTTCCATATCATAGGCTGTTGGCTGTTCTTCTATTGCCTTAATACAGTTTTCTATTGCATCATATACATCTGCACTTTCGCCCCTGAATGGTGCTTCTTGCAATGCATAGTCATTTAAGTGTAATATCAACTTATCCGCATCAATCAATCTCATTCTTCATCACTCCAATCTAATTTCTGACCACAGCCATCGCAATAATCTAGTCGATAGTCGATAAAACTATCACCTGTCTCTGTCTTTGCGCTCTCACCACAGCAAGGGCATTTGTAGCTCCGTTTTCCGTTCTTAACTACTTTCTTCGGCATCTGTTTTTCTCTCGCCGCCCGGCATTCTTCCGGTGTGCCGATTGCGCGGTACTGTTGTACTTCTTCAAGTGCTTTGATTGCCATTTCGTTAGTTTTATAATCATCTTCCGCAAATTTATGTTTGCTATTCTTGTCAATAATCTGCATAAACAGTCGCATATTTTTCAGTTTTTCTACCGCTTCGCTCTCTGTCATATTATTCCTCACTTTCTAACAATTCGGGGTTGTCAAATTTGCAAAATCCTCTATGCTCATTAACTGAAAATGAAACAGCACCTTTATACTTCATAAATGTTAATTTTTCTCCTGTAAGTTCGCATTTGTGCTTTTTATCATTCAAATGCTTACAATTTCCATCACAATAACTCATGCTATACCTCGCTTTCAATCTCTAATACCAAACTCTTTCTTATATTTCTCGGGCATAGGAACACTGTTTCTAACTTCCATTTTGCCTGTTTCCTCGTTTTTTTTATCTTCAAGTGATAACTTTATAGCCTGTTTGTTTTTGTTTGCTATTTGAGCCGATGTGGAGTTTGTATTTACCATTTCTACAAGTTTTCTTATATCATCAGGCATTTTATTCAACTCTGTTGCTCGCTTGACCTCTGTTCTGTATGTCTTTATAAAATTACTGCTCACAACATTTTCATTAAATTCACTATCGCAAGCCCAAATCTTTAACTGCTGTGGTGTTCCTACAGTTTTTTGCACTACTGTCGGCAACTTTGCAAACTCCTGTTCTGAATTGTAGCCACAATTTCTTAACGCTTTTCTGACTATCGACCACGCTTCCAGCTCGTTCAACTCAGATGGTTGTGTCAAAGTCTGCAATATTTCTATAAGTTGCCCCGGTGCAGGTGCAAAACCACTTGTATTCGTAGTCATGTATGCTTTAAATGCCGCCATGACAACATTATTATCATACTCGCTTAAACACATGAGCCACGCATTTACTGCCGCTTCTCTGCTTGGTGGATTGTAGTTAGGATATACAGCCTGTGTCATGGCAAGTAACATTTGAACTTCTTCTTTTGTCATTTTCCTATCCCCCAACTACTTAAAAAATCCGATGTTTCATTTTTCTGTTTAATCTGCTGATTCAGATAACTTTCAAATTTACTTCCAAACAAAGTATCGGGTCGTAAATACAATTCAAATTTAGTACCTTGCCATTCGGCAGACTTCTTATCAATCACTGTCATGAAATCAGAAACCGTATAGCCATCAGCAAATCTCGCCGTTATATGCTTTCTAGTGTTTGCTGTGTTACATCTGTAATGTGTACCGCATTTTTCATTCAAATAAGTAACAATTTCCTTTATATACTCTCCTGTAATGTTCTTTTTATTATTTACAGTATCAGTTTCAGTAACAGAATCAGAAACAGAATCAGTATCAGCTACAGATACAGATGCTTCTATGGGGTATCTGACTGGCTCTTTATTACCATTCTTCACACTTTCTGCAACACTTAAAACATAATTTCTAAATTTTTCGCATTTTATGTACTTCGCCGCTGACATAACCCCTGACAAAGTCTTTGCCGAACTGCTCCAGTTATATTTATACCAATTCAGAATCAGCACTTCTTTTGTACTCTCATTAAATTTGATAACATTGTGTACTTCGTCGAATCTTTTCAATAACCTCAGGCAAGTATCTTTGTTATATCCTGTGTCCTCGCTCATACTTTTATAACTTATCTCATAACAACCGCACAAATTTGTCTGAGGGTTTGTGAGCAAGTACAGATAAAAATACTTATCCTCAGGTGTAAACTCGTCTATTACTTTGTTATCCGTCCAAAACGATAAGCGTACATTTCTGTAAATTGCCATTTAATCACCGTCCTTATAAACATATTCATCTTTTGCAACCATTTCTGAAATTATGTTTGCTAAATCAACCCAACTGCAATATTTTTTCACATTCTGCATATTCTCGTCGTAATACTCAAATTCAATCAATTTTTGCGATATAGAAGTACACATTTGGTGTATATAGCAAGGCTTCTTCTCAGGCGAACCGAAACCGCCTGTCCCGTATTCGTTTTTTAAAAACGCAACTTTTTCTCTCAAATTATGATTTTCAAGAAAATAATCTTTTATTCTTTTCATTCCGTTTTCAAACCCTGTACCACATAAAGCAAGTGCTTTCAAAGGGTTAAACTCTTTCACTTTGTTCTTATCTTCTAAGAAATCAAATATATCCATCTGCCCGCTACAAGAATAATTGTCAAAATTCATACTTTTTCTACCAAAAGGAAACCTCGGTTTTATGTCGCGACAACCTATTCCTTTCTTTGATTTTTAGTTAGTTATCCTCTTTTTTCTTAAAATCCTCGCAAGGCACATCAAGCAAACAACCGCATTTTTCGTATTCTGTCGCTCCCCAGTATGCCTTGTATCTGTAAGAGTTTTCGCATTTAAAGCAGAAATCCTTGCCGTTGTTCAGCTTGCAACTTGTCTTTTTGTCGTCTAATTTTTTCTCAAGACTTTCATTTGCTCTTTTAAGTTCTTCTACCTTTTTCTGCGATTCCTCAAAATCTTCAATGAGTTTGTTATATTTCTTCCTACTTAAAATCTTCATTCTGAATCACCTCACTTTCGTAACATCAATAATCTTGATTTTCTTGCCACAAGCATTGCAATAAATATCAATGCCTTTTGAATAATTAAGTCTCATTTTTCCACACTCTGTAACATAAAACGGAAATCCACAGGGAATATGATTAACATACCATTCACAAAACTTGTTTTCTTTTTTATTGTCCATTTTTTCGTTTCCACCTTTTCAATGTTTCTACAGTCAACTCAGAAAAGCCTTGCATTTCTTCTTCAAATCTTTTCCTAGCTTCTGATTTATCCTTGTCTCTTTCCTCAAATATCACACACGCTTCACCTCGTGGCTTATCCTTTATTGTGCAAGTAAAGAGATTTTTACAGTTTACACATTCGGGTATCACTTAATCACCTCAAATCTATATCTCTGCTTCGCATCAGGATATTTCTTTTTGTCAACTTCGCTCATAAACATTTCAAGTGGTCTACTCCAAACTTGCCCTTCACAACCGTACACCACTGAAATTTCTGCGGTTTCTGTGTGTCTGCAAATCCCAATGATATTAACTATTTTGCCCCGCTTAAAATGTCTATATTTTTCACCTGTCTGTGGAATAGGTCGGTCAAAATTATAATCAACATCTTTCTTAAAATGTCTTGTCAATAATGCAAGGTCACAATTTTCTTCCAGTTCTCCATCAATTACAAAATCCTCACTCTGTTCAATGTGGAGCTGATGAACAGCATAACTTTCAGCCATTGTTGTTATTTCATCAAGAAGGGCAGATTCAAATGACCAATCTTCATATGGGTACTTGTCATTATCTACAAAATAACCACTAAATCTAAATATCCTTGCCATGTTTATTCCTCACTTTCTAACAGCTCTGAATTGTCAAATATGTTGCCGATAACTTCACACTGTCTCTCATTAACCCAAAAATACAAATCTTTTCGCCATATAGTATCTTTAATCCACTTAATTCTCCATTCTGCCTTATCCCAAACAACAATAGCTTTTCCGCATTGAGTATTGATAATATCATTCTCCCAAATCAGCGTGCCGTTCTTATCCCTAAGTCCGGTGCATCGGGAGATTGTATTCTTGTCTATTAAAAAACAATATAAATCAGATGCATAGCTTGGAACTATATAGTATTTTTCTTTTCTTGTATATCCATATCTTATAATGTAGCCAACAACCCATTCTCCGTCACTAATTCTCTTTGCCTTGGATAAATATTTATCTTCCATACACTCTCCTATTCCGCTTCTGATTGAAGCCATTCAAACCAATCGGTAAGCATTGGTAAATCGTTGTCGTTTAGTGCTAAATCGTGAACAGCTAAAAACTCTGCTAGATCTTCATCCGACATATCCCTTACCCTGTCGGCGTTGGTTGTTGTGAATTTAGATGAAGTAATCTCCATTGTTACATCCGTAATAAGCCCATCCCCATAACCATCTAACTTTACAGATTCAATACTGCCGGCAAAATTGCCATTTAGAGATAAATTCAACATTCTTGGTTTTCCTGTAGCACCATATCTATTTTCTTTTGTATCAAGAATTTTTATCAAATCACTAACTGTTAAAATTTTCACTTTTCTCATTCCTCTCCTCTCTATCACTTTCCACAAGTTCAAAACACTCATCACGCCATTTCAATACATTATCAATATTGAATGAACTGTAACCTACATGGTAATAATATTCGCCGACTTTTTTGTACTTGATTTCGTAATATGGCTTGTTGTCTATCATCCTTACGATAATTTCCAGAGATGTAACTTTGTTTTTTGTATCATCATTTTCTGAAACTTTGCTATCACATCTGCAACAAGGCTCGTTATCTCTTGAATTGCTGTTGTGCTGGCAGTTGTAAGAAATCTTTTCTTCACTATCATCAAATGCTTTTAAAAACATTTCAGCAATTTCCTTCTCGTATCTACCACACATACCTTTACAATCAATATCCGCAATAACCCTTGAAAAGAAATCTTTGAATTTGTCGGCAATATAATCTCCTGTGAAATCTTTAGGTATGTCAATTACTACTTTCATTTTCTCCACCTCTCAATTCTTTAAGTTTCTCTTCTGCTTTTTCTTTTGTAGAAAAATACTTGCAATTTTCCTTGTCAATGCTTTCAATCTCGTGTATCGCAAGCTCCCTTATAGACCTTTTCATAACCATTGCATACTTAGGCTCGTTTATATCAACAATGTAATACACATATTTGCAAGGTAATTTGATAAGTCTGCCCTGTTCTTCTAAGTCCTCGTAATCAACAAGTTTTTTAACCATATCTTCAACAATTCCGCAATCGCAATTACTGGTAACGCATCCACTACAATATGGGCTATATGGAATTATTTTTCCTGTGCAAGAAATTTCTCCATATTCTCTGTTTGTTAATCTCTCCATTACTGCTCCTTTCTACCACACTGGGTAATAATTTCCTTTATCATCTGCAATCCAATAACCTGTGCTCCAAGTATCAGTTAATGGGTCATAGACTTTTCTGCCTTTAATCATTGTTATTCTCCTATATCAATAATTTCTTTGCACTCAACAATTTCAAAATCTCTATCCCAAGAAGAGCAACCACTTTCAGCCTGTTTTGCTGTTCTGTATGTTTTAATTGCCGTATCTTTCAATTCATCAACTTTGACAAAATGAAATTCTCTTGATAAACCGCACCATATTTCAGTACGATTTCGTCTCATAACGACATATCTTGTCCTTTCTATTCTCAAAACGGACATTCATCTCCTTTCAAATCCTATCAACACTTACTTTTCTTCGTGTTTTCATGTTTATATGTCTTTGTTTCTCATAGCCTGTGATATTCACTAATTCATCACGCTTCTTGCGTATTTCTTCTTTGCGTTTATCGTCCTCAGCTTTCCACTTTATGTATTTTTCGCATACAGCATGGCAGTTTATTCTTCTTTCAGTACAATTCTTACAGCTCATTACATCACCTCACCAGCAAAACTATATTTCCCTCATAGCTGTCTTTATACCTGTGTGCTCTTGCATACACTTCCTGTATTTTCCTGCTGCCATATTCGTTTTTATTTTTCAGATACTCCCCAGTGCGTATATCACGCACTGATATTTTAGTATCTACCGCAAGTAGCTTAAATTCGTCTACTGTCATGTTCTCACCTCACTCTAAATTCAAATAACACATTATGCCACAATCGGGAAAAATTTCAGTATTCATGTTTCCTCTCGTCGGTTCTAATTCGTCAAGAAAAATTGGCTTGCCGTTGCTATCTTTTAACATTGCGTAACCGACCTGTCTTTCAAGTTCTGACCTTGCCTTGAATACCTCAGGGAAATCTTTACGAATGTTATTCCAATAACCCATGCCGCCCTTGACACAACCAATGCAATTATTATTTGGGTAACCTAAGTCATACATGAGTGGTCGCTTAAAATCAAAAGTCCGTTCAAATAGTCCATGTACTTCTTCCTTAGACAAGCATTTGTCAATAAGTGGAAACTCATGATTTGCTTGCGGATTGGCTTCAATGGTTCGTTCTGCTCGGTTCTTCTCTTTCAAGTCAAATCCCCACACATAAGTCAATTCACAATCTTTGTGTTGTTCTTCCCACTCCTTTCTCACTCTCTTTTTAAGCCAGTTTGTACATGGTGCAAAGTTGTTACTAGGATTTCTAAAACCGCCAAAAACCTTGACGCAATCTTCGACACTCTTATACTCTGCACTACTTAAAATTTCTATTTTCTTTCCGATTGCTTTCTCACAATCTTTGATAAATCTGATACTGTCCTTATGCTGATCGGCAATGTCTATGTAAATCCATTCATCTACATCCCCTGCTAAATATCCTGCCATAAAACTTGATATTCCTGCACTTATCCAACATACTTTTAGTTTTGTCATAACACCACGCTACAAATACCGTAACATGGATAATCCTAAATGGCTTCACACGCTTTTTACACTCTACTAATTAGGATTTTTCGCTAGCAGTTATACACCCTCTGCATCAACCCGGTTTACCGGGTACTCGTTATTCCTTTCTTAAATCGGATTTGCTTTGTTCTCTTGCTTCTATCCTGTTTTCGATTTTCTTAATAATCTTCTTTTCGTCTATCATATTTACCTCTTAATGTAACTTATAACCAGTCCGTCTTAACATTCGCTCAAAGTAATATTCTGCTGTGTTTTTGTCGGGGTCAAGTTGCATTTCTAAATACCGATTTGTGCAATACTCCATTATGTAATCAAGCCTACCAGTGTTTTTATCGTTACTGCTAAAATTCCATAACTCATTTAACACCATCAAGGCTATTGCGACCGATGTTACAAACAACTCATGCTTTGATGCACAATAAATCTTTGTAGGAATATCAGCTGTATCTTGATACATTCCTAGTACATCTAATTTCTTTTCAAACTTTTCAGCGTAGTAATTTGCAACAAATCTGACTCCTACATCATCAAGTCTTGCACTCTCTTTACCCATAACATTGAGTAGTTGTTGTGCCTTGTTATTGCTAAACTTGTATTTGCTGTGTAACACTTCAAGGCACGCACTAACACCTATCGCCCTACCATCAATAATGCCTTGCTCTTTTGCTCTTTCAAGCTCAGCCATAGCACCTTTTTTCTTGTCGATTTTGTTTCTTTGCAATCGTTCCCGACGCATAGCCGCACGCCTTGCACTCATTTGTAGTTCAACTCCTTAATTTAATCTTTCATCATCATCCTGTGGGAACTGAAAATAATTCCGTGTCATCTTGTTAAAAACAGTTTCTGGCAAATCGCTTACAAATTGAGTGCCTTTTTCGGTATTTATTATTGTTTTAAGAAAGGCAACACCCTCATTATGTTCTCTAAGCATTTCCATAACCTTAATTGCCTTTGTTTCACTTGAATACTGAGCCAACAAATATCTCTCGTTTTCAAATCTAGCAATAACATTTTCGTATTCAACAAAAATTGCTAGATTTTCATAAGGTAAATCAAATTTTCCATTTTGTGATATAACTCTCATTTGAAAAACTCCTTTCTGACATCAACTGCCTTACACTTTAATTTATAACCCCAATCATCAATCGACGGTCTTTTGCTCGGGCAGCAGATAAACTCTCTGCAAATACTAGGTCTGACTGAATAAATCTCGCATTTTTCTTTTGACTTATCATCATTAAGAAACGGACAAGTTATATCCATTGTTGGTGTAGCTGTCGGATAATTATGCCTGTGTTCCTTAATATGATGTTTCTTAATATACTTGTGGATTGTTGCAATTTCATCTTTTGTCATAGGAAGTAAGTTACTGCAACAATTACCGCATTGAGTACACTCTCCGTTGCAAGTCAAGTCATAAGTGCCATTATTCATATCAGCTATCATCTGTTCTAAATTTGCTGATTTCATATTCTTACTCCCTTTCCAAAACCTCAATTTCCACGACAACTCTTGGATTTTCTTTGTCAACCTCTGTGTGAAAAACACTGTCAATAACATCATCCCAGCCATCATTTTTAATAACTTTCGCCAACTGCAACGCATCTAAAAAACTTTTCTCTGCTGCCGAACAAAGATTTCCTCTGTCATGTCGTTTATTCGGAGCATATATCCAAAATGTACACTGAATAGGCTTGTCGATTTTCACCATCGGCATACATCTTTTTATGGCTTTTAAACATGCCTTGTCATTTTCTGCTTTTGTAGGGTTGTGATATTTCTTTGTGCGAAAGTTGTACAATCTGCCGCCTAACAGCTCATTCAAACCTTTAAGTGGAAATGTATTATTTTTCTTGTCAATCAACACTTTGTATTTCATTACTTCTTTTCCTCTTTCTGTGCTTTCTCTTTTTCTTCTTTCTCAGCTTCTTCAAGTAATGCAGTCATCTGACTTGCTGTCTTAGGCTGTTCAAACCAATCTGATACAGTAGTTTCTTTCTGCGTCAAACCGTTAAAAATGCCGATGTATTCTGCAAGTTCATCTTCACTGATGCTTTCAACAGTGTGGTTCAACCTCTTTTCAAGCATTTCTTTCGTGACACCGTATTTTGCAAACGCAACCACCATGTTTTTGACTTTATCGGCAAATGGTATTCCGTTCTGTCCTGCAAGCGTTTTCTTGCACTCTTTTATGCAATCTTCCACCAAGTCGGGTGGTAAAATTGCTAAAATACGGCTTCTTAATCTCCTTGCGCCGTCATTAGCTGTTCTCTCGTAAATATCACGCTGGCTTGTCAACTTTCTGCTGCCGTTTCGTGTTTCCATGATATGCTCAACTGTAAAATTCTGACTTGATACTGTGTTTGTTTCCAAATCCCAAGCGTATGCCTGCATTTCTGACTTGCCATCTTCGTGTGACAACTCTTTTATTCCATAATCAAGGTTGCCATAACATCTTGCTAATTCCTCGGCAAATCTTATAGTTACTCCTGTGACTGTCTGACCACCTCTCGGATAAGCAAAAAACGCTTTATCGGCAAAACCTTTACGCTGACACGCTTCAATAGCTGTTGCATAGCAGTTTGTATAATTTCTCGGAAACTGCTTTGCAAGTAACAATTTCCCCTGTGCTTCTGTTATTGCTCTGCTACTTTCAACTGCGACTGTACCTTGATTTATGTTGCTAAAAGGTACATTATTGTTGTTATTAACGCTCACTTCGTTCATGTTCTATTCTCCTTTTCTTCTTAATTCCTCAACTATTTTCGCCAAAACAATATATTTTTCTTCTAAGTCTGAAATTCTTCTATCTAAAACTTTACCGTTAGTTAAGCTGTTAGATGTAGCAGGAAGCCTTTCAACTTCAAAATCTTCTGCTTTAAAACCAAAAGAATTTTTAATCTGTTGCCACACATCAGAATACATAGCACCGTATGTTGTATATTCATCAATTTCAGCCGTAACCTTATTTTTATATGAAGAAACAAATCTATTCTCGCTTTTCGACAAAATACTTGAATTTAAGTTTTTACGCTTAAAACAATCTGTCATGCTATGTTCATTGTTTTTCTTTACATACTTATCAATAGCCACTCTTAAACGGCTTGTATTTAAAATTACAATATCCATATTATCTCCTTTTCTATTCATATTGTTTCTGTAACCAGTTTGGCAAACCAAGCGTGTTAATAGCACCATTGGTATAACCATACCAGTTCCCAGTTTCTAAACACTCTTTATAAATATTGAGATAAGTTCTATACATATCTCTGCCACTTTTCAAAAAATACTCATTTGCTTCAAGAATGTTTACTGCATACGGGGGTGTTTTTTCCTGTGCTATGAAAATAACTGAGTGTTCATAGCCTGTTACCTTATCCATGATGTCTTTATAAAATGCCATTTGTAGGTCATACATTAAGTTGATTGCGTCACGCATGAACTTATCGCCGCTGGCATCTGCACAGGATTTATAATCAATCAGAATATGTGTATCTCCAACCTGTGTCTGACAGTCGGGACGGCACTTTATAGTTAAGCCTGTTTCATCATCTTCCGTGAAGTAAGACAGCTCTTTTTTGCCTTTTAACAACTGACTTACAAAAGGTGTCTGATATAATGTTTCTCTCATAGCTTTTATCTTTTCAAAATCATCAAGTGAAATTATGTCTTTACCCTCGTTTTGGTCTTGAAATAAAAACCACTGAGCCTTACCCTCTTTGGTTCGCTTATTTACTTCGGGCGCAACGGCAAATTCCTCAGTGAACTTATCTTTTTCAAGAACATATTTATGTACGGCTCTGCCGAAAAGCAACGCCGGAGTATCTTCCTGTTCACTGTCTTTCCAGTAACGGAAGTGAGCCGGGGACTTTGCAATCTTCTTTAAGTCGGTACTGCTCACTCCCTCTCTTGCCCGATACTCCTTGTTACTTATTATTAAATCTTTCACGCATTCTCTCCATTTCTCTTGCTATTTTGTCAGCTTCTTCAATAGCAAGCTCTGTATTGAGTATTCTCAATATATTTTCTTTTGACGCATATTGTTCTGATTTTAAGTAATTTATTAAAGCATCAATGCGTGCCTGCTGTTCTACAAAAACATCATATAAAGTCTTTGTGATTGGTATAAAACCTTTAAGGTAATCTTCGTTTAACGAACTATCGACTTCTAAGATTTTCAGCAATGTTTCATCACTCAGAGTTCCATGTCTTAACAGCTCCACAGCAATGTCTATTTTTGTTGAATTGTAAATAAATTTATTATATAATAACTGATTTACTCCAAATTCAGTTTCCTCATTCCCTTTTACTTCAATATCACACATTTTCTTTCTCCTCTCTTATAATTGTCACTTCGTTACCGTTGTTGATAACTAAGCCTATTCTTAAAACTTTTGCCAGTTCTTCAATTTGAAATACCGACATTTCATTTATATCTTTTACTATCTTATTCATCTTCTACCTCTTCGATTTCACCATTTACCATAGTGTAAAAAGTATTTTCTTTGATTTTTTTGCCATCAACTCTTACCATCTTTGCTCCCTTGAGCGACCATAATTCCGGTGTCCAGTAATTATTTTCGTCACCCTCCCAATCAGCTAATACAAGATAAGAGCCTATGACGCCCTTTGTTTTTCCGTGATAACCCCAAGCAACAGCTATACTGTTTTCGCATTCTGCTGATGATACCGAACAATACCCGGTTGCTGATGATACCGAACAATACCCGGTTGCTGAGGATGCTCCGTAATCTCCGGTTGCTGAGGATGCTCCGTAATTTCCTGTCGCTGATGATGCTCCGTAATCTCCTGTCGCTGATGATGCTCCGTAATCTCCGGTTGCTGAGGATGCTCATTTATATCCGGTTGCTGAGGATGCTCCGTAATCTCCTGTCGCATCATTTTCTTTATTTGTTCTTTTAGTTGTGTATTCAATAGCCGCTTTGACAATGCCTGCAATATTGATTGATGCACCTATTTTAATTTTGGATGATGCAACTTTGCTGTCACCATCACTGCGGCTAATTTCTCCATCCTGTTCTACCTCGTGATATACGCTAACATTTGGAGAGTAATAACTAAAACAATCAAGTGGATACTCGCACGCATGAAACCCCGTTTCACACACTTCTGCCTTATCAGTTTCATACTCTTTGCCCTCTTCGTACTGAAATCCCCGGCAAGTCATATCCTTATTAAAACCTTTGTACGCTTTTATACTCATAATATATATCCTTTCTATTTTCTACCCGACAGCAACGACCAAATAATCAAAGCCGCCATTTCAACGAATATTGTTGTTAAAATTCCCAAAACAAACGGATTTACGAACATATTTATATTCCTCACTTTCTGTGATATAATTCCTCTATCTTCAATATAGAAAAGAGGTGAACACCATGTTTTTAAAGTTTCAAATTTCCTGTGCTTGTCATTGCAAGTATTCTGTAAACGAAAATATTGATACTGACAAGATAATTTGTCCTAACTGTAATCTTGAATATCCTTACTCTGCCAAAGTATTGTCGATACTCAAGACTGCCAAAGAAATACCCGACAATGAAGCGTTTGGAGAAACTTCAATCAAGGTTATTTCCGCTGAGGAAGATATGAACGATTATCCACAATAATTTTCATATATTCCAAGAAACCTTTAATTTCAGAAACGGTCATGGAGTGTTCAGAGATAAGATTTAACACATCTTTTGTCAGCTTATCTATCTCCTGTCCGTTTCTGTGGTATTTAAATAAGAAGTTTGCTCCATCAATATCTTTGCACATTGTTTCTTTCAATGCCTTTGCCTGCTCATTCATCTTTTAACCTCACTTTCCTTTCATATTATGTTATAATCTCCTTATCATTTAATAAGGAGGTGAAACACATTGTCTACTGAACAAATTGCTTCATTGTATGCTACTGCTAAAATCTGTGGTTACAACGGTTCGTTTGATGACTTTAAGAAACTGTACGACCAATACTATTCAGAAACCATTAAATCATTGCCTACCAAAGAACCACAACTAGCAAAAGTTGAAGCAATCAGCAATCCTCTCCGCAACTCGAAGTATTTCTAAATGCTGTGACTATTGGAGATATGGCGTTAAGCACTTTGATGGATAACTCGATATTAGTTTCATCAATCTGCTTAACACCGTTTGTAATATATCTGTAGTCATCTATAATGTCTAATGCTATATGCTGTGCAAATTCATCAATGCCGATGTATCTAGCACCGTCTCTCTCGGCAATTACACTTTTACCGTTTTTGTCTGTTATGCTGTATCTGTTGTCCTTCATATTTGCATTACGGTGGCGTGAAAGTTCGTCCATGATTTCTGATATTCTCTGTTCTCTTGTCATGCTGTTACCTCACTTTTCATAAACTTATTAACAAAGTAAATCTGCCCTTTGCCTGTGACCTTAGTTGTGCGTGTTATTCTCACGCTGCCATCGGGGTTCTGAATGTTGCTTTCTTTGACTTCAAACAATCCCTGCTCAACAAATCTCTGCTGTGGCATATTTCTTGATGAACCGCATTTAATAAGGAAGTTATTCGTTCTTAACCATTCAAACAACCTCTTTTGTCCGATTTTGTAACCGTTCTGAGAAATCAGCTTTGCTAAATCTCCGACAAGAATTGATGTTTCACTAGCCGATACTGCGTCGGCAAATATTTCTTTAGGTTTCATGCGTTCAATCTGTTTGTCTCTCTCAGCAATCATTTTCTGAGCTTCGATAACCGCAAGTGCAATCAAATCATTTCCCTGTGGAAGTTGAGTTTTAATTGTATCTTCCATTTCGTGAAACCTGTTTATGTACTTTGCTGTAAACTCTGTACCTTTTACACCAGTCAGTTTGTGTGCTATAAACTCGCAACCTTTCTTTGTGACAAGATAACAAGGCTGTTCTTTGTTTTGCTTATTTTTGTATGTACTTTCTTTGAAGAAATCGGACTGTGCAATCTTGCTCTGTCCTAACTGCTCTACATATCTACGAATATCTCGTAAAAGCATATTATGCTCTTTCCCTACCATTTCAGCCACTTCTCTGCTGTCGAGATATTTCTGCTCTAAACTATCCATATGTTTATTACCTCTTTTCTGTTTAGTAACTTAGAAAGTTACTTCTTTAGCAAAAAAAATATCAATAGGATTTTCAATGTCGAAACTGTCAATCATTTTCTGAATATCATCACTGCCGAAAACGCCTTTTCGCATATGCATATAAAATGTTTTGGGCGTTACACCAAGCATTTTGGCTACATCAGCCTGTGTCTTTCCATTCTCAGCAAAGATACCTCTAAGTTTGTTTGTGTCTATCATATTATCACCTCTCTTTCGTTGTAGTAACCTCTGTGGTAACTTTTGAGGTTACTTACATTATACACCTTAGAAGTAACTTGTCAAGTTATTTTTTACTTGACTTGTAACTTTTTTGTGCTATAATGAAGTTACCAATAAGAAAGGAGGGTTCCCATGACTGTTGGAAATAGAATTAAAAAAAGTCGTGAAAAGGCAGATTTATCGCAAGTAGAATTAGCAAAAAAAAT